CAATACTGAATCCGCGTTGTACCCGTGTTGTCCAATCAACTCGATTGCATTGGTCAAGTCAGAAAGACTCAACACACCAGATGTACTAGCTGCATTAACGTAGTGACTTCTTTGCAAGTCAGAGTTAGCAACATTACCATAACTATACTCACGTCCAGACCCTACTGTACCGCCAGAACCCTGAAATCCGCCATATATATTAGCGCCAAAATCAGTAATACTGTCGCCACCACTCTCTGCAGTAGTGCTGCTGATACTAATACCACCAACACCTGTCTGGAAACTGGTGTCTGCGATACCCATTAGGGCATAAACAGTCTGTTTCGTTATGTGCCTGTCTACAGCTCGGCGTGCTTCGTTCAAGGCCAACTCGACTTCATTGAATCGAGAGTCCTCAATCATTCTACGCGTTACACCAACTGCGATACCCCACTCACGCACATCCACTCGCTCAGAGCGCAGCTTCGTGTGCTGATATTTAGGGGTTGTTCCTTCTTCTATCTGTTCAAGTACCATTGATGGTAGATTGAACGTTATATCTATCTTCCCTCCAGTGTCAGTGTTCATCCTTTCTGTAAACATTCGGAGAGCAGGTAAGTCTGTTACTTTGTAATCGACTATCGCATCTTTATAATCTACTAAGATACGTTCCCCTGTTCCTCCTGTGTCTGCATAAGAACCCTCATTGACTGTGGTAAGAAGACCTGGATTTGCTGTTACCATATTTAATCACCTCAGAGTACCTGAACCTTGGCATAACCAGGTCCACTTGTGCTCGCTTCCAGAGCAATTGCCACTGCTGAACCACTGTCTGAACCTTGTGCCACAAGTCCCTCATCGGAGGATTCCTTTACGTACAATAGGTTGCCAGCCGCTACAGTTCCACTAACATAGACGTTGAGTTGCACACCGTGTCCCGAAACTACCGAACCAATGTTTCCCGAAGTCGTAGGAGTCAAAAGAAATCCTAACCCCCGGCTTCCACTAGTTGTATTCTGGACAAGTTTACCACTTGCATTCATAGTAACATAGTCACCTGCAAGGAGTGTCGCGTATCCTTCATACGGTAATATACGGGCTGGTGCGCCACCGTCATTTACTAAAATCTCGGTTGCCATTCTTAATCACCTTTTATCGCCTTTCTATTTAGACGGATATTGCCGTCCTTCATCGCAAAAAGCCGCTCGACCTCTTTTTCGGTCTCGACAGCCTTCTCATCGGAGTCTGTTGCCTTTCCTTTACCAAAAGATTTTTCGGTATCTGGGACAGGAACTACTTCCAATGCCTCGCTAAATCCCACAAGCTTGTCTTCTTCCCATCCGAATAAGCTGTCAAAACGGGTATCTTTCTCTTCGTCTTTAAGACCACCAATCAATACCTCTTTCGAGATAATGTTATTAACCAAGGTCTTTTTGCGTCGCTCGGCTTCATTAGCCTTGCGCTCTTCCTCCTTAGTTGTGAAACTCTCAATTTTACTAAGAGCCTCTTCGTATTTGGTAGTCAACGTAGAGTTATTACTCTCCATCTCCTCCAGCTGTTTCTTCAGTGAGGCAAACTCGCGTTCAACAATTTTATCTGAATCAGTTGTTTTTACTTCTTCGCTCATACTATCATCCTCGTGTTCATCACATTCGCACGGCTTTCCACTAGAACACGAACCGCAACAAGGCGTTTCATCTTCCATTTGTTCTTGACCGTGGTTGTTACACTTCGTATCAATCGTGCATTCCCCACAAACAGCTTCCATCTTTTCATTTTCTATAAACGACACTTCAACGGGTCGGATATTCGTAGCATAAATGTCTCCCATAACGTCCACGTCCTTGGAAAACCAATCAATGCTCACATTGGTGATTTCACCATCCTTCACCTTTCCAATCACTTCATTAGCTCGTTCTGTCGGTTCAGAAATCTGAGCCAACATTTTTATAGCTATTTTTCCATTATCTAGTTCCTCGACCTCAGGATTTATTGCCTTTCCGATTAAATCTTCAGGCGTCCTTTGGTGATTTACATATATAGGAAGCTCTTTGAAGAGCTCTACATTATCTTTAAGCAGGTTCGGCTCTATATAAACCTTATGCTCCTCATCATCTTTTGTGTATTCGTGGGGTCCCGATGTAATAGCTCTTACCGAAAACTCGGTAATATCTTCCACTAAACCTGTATCAGTCGATTCTACATCTTCGATTGAAAAATTCATTGCAAAGGTTTTTCGGGTCTCTTCAACGTTTCCTGAACCAAATTCCTTTTCGACACCATTCTCATCTGCCCACATCGAGCACATATTGGTTGCCATAGATTGATATTTCTCTACCCCACGCTTTTTCAATCTAACACTTAGTTCTGATACACATTTTTTGATTTGACTCATTTTCTATCTCCCGACACATTTGCCGCTGGTTTGTTTCCTTTGGATTCGTAAGCTCTACGAGCTGTTTTTCGAACATCGCCTTTCTTTGTCGTGCCTCGATTTTCAGTTCGTTGGGACTCTTCTCTCTTATCTTCGTCCTTTCCACCAGATACATTAACATTCACAGCAGTCTCTTGTAATTCAACTATGCCGTCAGGGTCTAATCCTCTCTCTGCCCTTACCTCTGAAGATGCCAACACTCCCTCTGATAGATATATCATATCGGTCTTGGCTTTGGTAAACGCATCTTCCACGTTCATCTGTCTGAACTTGAATCTTATCTCTTCACCAAGTTGTGGCATCAGTTGAGAATTAAGAGCGGACTCGACGGCTTTTTGTAAATATTTAACATAAGGTTCGAAAATAGGTCTTGCCTGTTCAGGATTGTTCCACATCGTTTTCGGAACTTTCAATGCAATGTGTATCTTATCCATAATATCATCGGTATACTTACCGTACTCAAATGCACGGCTGGTTCCCTCTATATTTTTTATTTCGATATCATTGCCGTGAATTACATCTTCACCCGGCTCCAAAGAATTAAATGCATCTACAATTTCGTTGATTTTGTCAGGACCATAAGGCATATCCGGAAGACCGCACGAAATATCAAACCGTGAAACGGCGTGTTTATTCAATGCAATCCCAATGTCCCTCATTGCAAAATCCTTCAAATCAACCAAATACATAACAGTATGGATGTCAGAGAGACCGTAAGCATAGTCATCAAAAGGGTTATTTTGTAGCTCTACGATTTCATCTGCTTCGAACCGTACATTCTCTTCATCGGTTCCTGTATCCTGATAGTAATATATTAATTGGCCGTGTTCATTCCGCTGTATAAACATATTCTGGGATGAACGTACAATCAAATTATCTCCTGTCCATTCTAAATATCCCGAACCAAAAATACGTGCATTCCTCAACCAACTATAGATAGTCATATCTATATTAATATCCATAAAGGTCTTTTCTATTTTTTCACGCAACTCCTCATCATCAGTTACAATATCATATCCATCTTTAACTGCATAGAGACAAGGGAGGTCGATTAGGGTTCTAATTATAGGGTCAGATAAATATATATTCATATATTTACGATTATCACCAATGTGTTTCTCATATTTCTGACCGTACTGATTTGTTAGGCGAAGTCTTCTGATTATACCTTCTCCAAAACTACGTGGGTCGTCCTCTTCAAATGGAGGATTTTTACCTACTGTGGCAAATCTTCTACTTATCCAATCGCCTAAACCCATCGATGACCTACATTTATATCCTTTTCGCTGATATTTATAGCTTTCCTTAAACGCCGCGAGGAGCTTCTTTAAAAATACGGTTTCTTCGGCGTCCGCCTGTGGTCATTGTAACACCACTATAAACTCCTCTTCGACTGCGCCCACCATCTGTTCCTACTCGAATCGATGTAAAGCTACTTTCTGCGGGTAGCATCCCTAATGTAGCGTGAATCCCCATCACGGAGCTATCACAGTAATCGTCGTGTCTTCCAGTAGGTGCCCCAATTTTTTCTGTCTTTTGGGTAGCATCCATAACATATTCTAGTATAGAATGTTCGTTATACCATTTCGACATCAGTTTTTTATCCAACCCCAGAAGGTTATTGGGATTCGGAACCCGGACCTTGCCCTTCTGTATAAATGATACATAATCACGATAAACATATGTTTTCGTCCCTTTGGGTCCTCCTGTAAATATGAAAGGTATAAAGTGGATACTGTCGGGAATGCATTCTAAACGTATCTCCTGCTCAAAAGCGCCGCCAATACCAGTAGCATCAATAATAATGCGTATGGCTCCAAAGCTTCTTGCAACTGCCATAATGCGTTCACGCTGGTATGGTATATCGTGTCCACCAGATTTAGGACCGATTTCTTCCAAATATATAAGTCTTGCAATGTTACCTGTCTCAGACTTCTCGGTAATCCAAACACTAATAACAGTGCTATTAACGGATTTACCAATATCCACACCCACAGTACAATTGGAAAAATTCTCTCTGTCCGCGTCCTCGGGTCGTATGAAGGTATAGTCATCAAAACAATTCCTTAAGTATTTGTTATTGAACACACTCGATACACTTTCTACAAATTCACATTCGTACTCTGTTTTCCAATGGATAGAATCTTCGCCCCATTCTATCATCTTATTCAACATTTCTTCTTCGTCATATGGGGGGCTATATGCTTCTCCCTTTACAACTGCGTCTCTCCAATTGAAATGCAATCGTTCGAAAGTATCGGAATATCCTTCATCATAGAGATATCGATGCATATGGTTTTCTTTACTTTTAGGTGTCCCTAGATTAATAAATGGCGCCTTATTCGCTATTATACACGGCTCTACATTATCTATAAAGAGCGAGTCAGCTATTAAAGGACTTTCATCTACTATTAAAAAGGTAGGGTGTTGACCTCGTATTGCTTGCCCCTGATTGCTTGGTGCAATAGGAGCACGACGCAATACTGTCCCCCCTTTCATCTTAATCGAAGGTTTGTTATGCAATTTGTAAGCTCCTATCAATGAATTTAAAAATACATTATCTCTAAAATGACGGTATACATAATTAAAAATCAAAGCTGCTTGGTCTTCGGTGGGAGCAATAACGAAAACTAAATCTCTAAAGCGGCGAAAAAACATCCAAACAACAACGGCCACCGAAAGAGCCCACGACTTACCGCTACCCCGAGGTGCCAGAACAGCCATCTTACGTTGAACATTAGAATCTCCTTTGGGATATGTCAATGATTTGGTTATGATTTTCAATTGAAGCGGTCTTAACCTTAATGGTCTTTGATTAGCATCCACTAAATACGTTTCACAAAAGGCGCGGACCAGTTGTTCCATTTTAACTTCATCGCATCTTATCTCTTCGAAAAATGATTCCATATGAGCAGAATCAAAACTATTCTTGCCCGATATCGCTTTCTTCAGGTTCTTCGTTTCGTTCTTCACTGTCTTCATCATTTGATAAGTCCCCTAAGAAGTTCATAAAGCCTTCGGTCTTCTTCTCTACAATGGTAGGAATCTCTATATTCAATGCACGGAATTCGGTATGGATATCCCTTACTATCTGATTGCGCTGTTTTAAAAGAGTATTGCGTAGATTTATATCTTTTATGTGTTCTAATATTTCTTCCCATAAGATATCTTCCACTGCCAGATTTCTCGCCAATAAACGAACAAGTTCTCTGTGACGTTGGTATTCCGCTTCTCCCACTCTTTTTCGTAAACGGAATGTATATTCCTCAACAGATTCACTCATTTCTTCTTTCTCTTTTTTGCTGATGGTTTTAGAGATGGATATTTCCTATATACCGCTGCTCTAATACCAGCTGGCCGTGGGGCATTGTGAGCTAACTTCAATGCTGACTTAGCTCTCTTTAAAGAATTAATAGGAAAACTACCTGCGGGTGCTCCTCCTGACGGACCTGCAAAGGATTTCACTCCCTTATATTTTCCTACGTTTGACCCACCTGGTTTTTTCCGTGCAGCTGCCTGTTTTTTCTTAGATGCTGCCTTCTTCCTTGTCTTCCTTTTGTAGGCCATTGTTCGATTCCTCTAACCATTAGATGATGCATTTCCAAGACGTCCACCTTTAGTGCGAGCACTGTAGGTAGGTAAATTCTTGGTATCTGCAGCATAATTAACGTTGTCCGTATATTGGTCCACAGTGGATTCTCCATCTGCATAAACCATTTTCTTTGGATTTTCGATATTTTTATATGATGTAATAGGTTTCTTATAATTCATCTCGGCTATCTCTGCCTCATCTGGTCTTGGGAAGTCCAGTTTCATATCAGGGTTGTTTCCGTGGAAATGCTCACCCTTTGTTAATCCCTTATCGTCTTTGTATGCCATATTTATTCTCCGCTGCATCCGCAGCCTTCATCGTCGCAACAAACTTCATCTTTACCAAGGCACGATAAAATTGCCTCCAATACTTCGTGTAGTCCTGCCACTTGTTCTCTAACTTCTTTTAATTCTGCTAATACAGTTTCGTCTTCTAATTCATTCATCGTTATTCTCCAAAAAATCTTCCAGTCTTTCTACAAGCTTAGACTTTTTACCTTTAATAGATAGTCCAAGTTCTTCCAATTCATCTTTAAGTTGGGCTACCGTAAAGGTACTAAAATCAAACTCATCATCCTCTTCCGGTTGTGGGTCTGGTGCAACTGGAGAAGGTGTATAATCATCCAAATCAAATCTTACTTCTACCTGTTTTGCACACTTAGGACACACCCCTCGTTTAAAAAAGGATAAATTATCTGTTATTTCTCCTCCTTGGAAAAGGCCATCACAACTAGTATAGGGACATCGGAACATACATATATTATCGGTTGTTGTTATATATAAAAGCATCGCTCATTTCTTGATAAAGGCGCCCCACATTACTTGTGTAAATTCATCATATCTAAATTCTTCCAGATTGTTTTCTTCTATGCATTCTGAAATGTCATCATAGGAAATCTCAGATTTCCAAGGAGTGTAGGGAGGGGACATATTCAAAGGTTCAGTAATTTCCCACCAATCTTCATCTGTATCTCTATAATAGTAACACATAATAACATCTCCCTTCTTTAAGAAAGGTGCATATGTTTGAAATTCTCTCTTTTTATATTCAGTGTTACACAAAACTATCACTCTTGTCGGAGTATCAATGGCTTCCTTTATCTCTTTAACTATATCTTCATTAAGGCAATTATCTTCAATACCATAGCTTACTAATCGGCCTCCTTCCTTTTTATTCTGATTTAGAAAATGTGTAAATCCTCTACGAAATGCCCCTGTTTGAATTACAACACCAAACAAAAGTAATGCCTTCTTTAATACATCTACTACACCTGGTGTTTGTGAAGTTCTTTCTCCATCCACGATAAGATATCTTTCTTCGTTATTTCGTTCCAATTTCTTTTTTCTCATTCTTTAATCTAGCTTTTTGAGTTTCTCTAGTATTTCCTCTTCATTGTCGTCGTTACCATTCCTAAACGTACCTTTCCTTGTCTGTTCTATCTGACTATTCTGTTGTGCAGTCCATAATTCTAATACCTTATATATAATAACTAATGCAGGTGAACCTATAATCAAAAGAACCGACTTATAAGATTCTATGTCTTCTACTATCTCTGGATGACGAAATGCCATCGTAACCAAGAATATAGATAATCCTACCCAAGCCATAACAACTGGAGCTGCTACCATTATCATCATAAAATTAGCAAAGTTCCCATCAGGCGTAGCTGCATCTTTTTTATGATTGCTCATTTCTTCTCCTGTAATAATAACTTAATTTCTGCGAGAGCTATTTTTACCACATTCATATCCTCTGCATTCTTTTTATGGCGAGCTCCAAATTCGTTCTTCACTTCATATAGTGAAAAAACCATAAAACGATATAAAGCATAAATTGCTCCAAGAAGGAGTATTAACGGTAATCCATAATCTTCGATTGCGACTAAAACATCTTCCATTATTCACCTCCCTCCATCCTTATTCGAGGTATATCAAACTGTTGTTGAAACACATAATCCTCTAATTCTTCATCCCACTCTTCATTTGCCATACTAATACTCTGTTTTTTTGTTATTTAAAGGTTTTCATATTAGGCCATTCATCCACAAGATACTGATGCCCGCCAAGATAGCCAGAATAATTCTTATTGCGTCCATTTGCATTATTTCCACCCCTTGCATTTCTTCTGGAGAACAAATTATTTAAACCTTTGGAGATACAGTATATTATTTCACATCGTATGCTCTAGTATATTACTATACATAGTATATACTAAGTATAGCATATGCTTAGCTATCTCCAAACCTTTATATATCTGCAACCCTGTCCAAAAGTATGACAAAAACTCAAGACACATCGACTGATGTATCTTTCACCGTTACCTTAGACGAAGAAGGTGCCACGGTGCAGCCAGAAAATTGGGAACCAAGCGAACATCGTTTGTCTCCCTCTAAGATAAATCTCTTCTTGCGATGCCCTCGAGCATTCTATTACAGGTATTTAGAAAAACTACCGGATAAACTAACCCTCCACTTATTCAGAGGTACCATTGTTCATAATATTCTGGATGAGATATTTACGAAAGAATTCAAAACACCCCATAAATGGCGTAATGGTGAACCCCAAGAATGGGCCATCTTAGAATTTCGTAAAAAATGGAAGGAACTCCACGACACGAAGGAATGGCTTTTCAAAAACCCCCAAATAGATGGCGATGTAATGGAACGCGAGACCATAGATTTGTTAGCCAACTTCTGTCATAAGATAGAAAGGAAGTTAAATGAATTGATGGACTGGGGCGTAGCAAAATCTCCATATCAAGCCTTATATCAATTAAAGCCGCGGTTTGCAGAACAACGAATCCACAATAAAGAATTCAAACTGGTGGGTATCATCGATAGTGTGATACAAGATTTCGAAAAGAACATCTCAATCGTCGATTACAAGACCAGTAAACGATATGGGCACTGGGTACCAGAAGATTACTACCGGCAATTGATTATATACGCACTCCTTTATTACAAGGATACGGGGGTAATGCCAATGTTCGCAGGTATCGACTGGTTAAGATATGACGAATCATATTTTGTTCGCATAACGCAATCTGAAATCGATGAAGCGCAAGATTTGATACGTGGCATCCACGATGACCTTGGAAGACGCGGCAGCGATATCGAGAACTACGAACTAGTTCCACAGAAACTTTGTGAATGGTGTGCTTTCTATAAGAAACCGTGCGAACCGGGACCAACTTGAGAGGAAAAAGATTAGTATGTTTATTCTGTGGCAAGGAATACATTCACTCATTGACCTTCAAAATGTTCGTGTGTGACGACTGTTATGAAAGTAACGCATTAAAGAAAGGCGGTAACCTTTAAATACAATCAGAACATAGAACATTACTGTGGGTTGCCACGCTATTGGTTAAAAATAGAAAATTGACAACTACAATATTAGGGAACCCACGCCAAGAGGTATAATATGACAAACAATACAACGGCAAACGCAACTACAAACGCAACAACGACAAGTAGCGAAACGAACTTACTTGAAGGACTAATAGACCAATTAACGGCGGCACCGGAGCTTCTAGCTGTAGCCGCAGTAGTAGCTGGCGCTGGGGCATATGCTTATCTTCGTGTACCACAGTTCAGCTTTATAGTCAATAAATACGTTCCCTTCCTACTTGCAAGATACGAATCCGAAATAGACGACCTTATAGAAAAGAATCTGACAGTAATTCAGAAGAAGGCGTACACTAAACTGGACTCGAAGTTGCAACAGACGATGCGGGACAGTGTTCTTCGAGAAGTCATTATGTCCAACTACGACCACTATGACGACGAGTTCGCGAAGACTGTAAAAGCAGAAATCCGTGGCGCTCTATCGTCTGCACGTGGCGAAAGTAAGTAAACCGCAGTACTACAATGCCCAATGGCATAACTGTATGAAATGCCGAACCCATTATATGAGCGAACAGCCTCACCTCAGGGCATACCTCTGTGATGATTGCTGGAAAAAGATGCCTCATTACCGTCCCCACCCTAAGACAATTATAAGAGAACAACAAAAACCGTCAAAGGGTCCTACCTACCATATTCCTCATATTTTAAGTCAGATATCATTAAAGGAGGCCCTCCTCTATATCATAGGCAACGGATTGTGCTTACTAATACTATCCTACTATCTGTGGTTCAAGTAATGTCCTCCCTCCTTCCCTCCCGTTGTCCCCTTTGCGACGGCCGGGCCATAGTTATCAACGAAAAAGGCCACTGGCGTTGTTGTAAGTGCAACCCTGTGAAATAAACATATTTTTAAAAAACGGGTATATTTTCTTTTTTCACACTCGTGCCCAATTTTTATAAAAGGCCTAATTCAAAATTTCTCCGATTTGTTTAAACCCCTGGGGGGAATCGGGTCACCTTCTAGCCTTATCTTTAGAGGGGGCCGTGACTAAATGGCCTGAATTTCTTTATATACCCCCGTGGCCCTGTATACTTGCCTTGGACGTAGTCGCACATTGTCCCCCTATTAGTCAATAGGTTCCAAGTTAGGGCACTAAAGTAGATAACTACCTCTGCCCCCGCAAGGGGTAAGAAGGAGGCAAGGTTGAAATAGATGGCAGGACAAGTGGTTGAGTATCACTTACCCACGGTTGGATGACCCAAAAATAAGATACCTCTCTGAAGAGTGACTTCTCCGAAGAGGGCGTGACAGTGCAGACCGAAGACTAGAGTAGCACTGAATAAGGATTAATGTAAGAAATGCAATGTCCCCGAACAAAACTTCTGTGGTATCTTGTGACGAGTCTGTGGAGGAAGGTTGTGTAATGGCAACGACTCCGCTTACTACCCTGAGATGGGAAAGAAGGAATGACTGTGGCCCCAAACTATAGTTATGCCCGAATGCCCTACGACGGATTCGACCGAGTCCTCCAGGCGTCTGGATTTATGGGACGTCCGCACGGAGCTCGAGTCGCTATGGGTCTGTCTTTTGTATCTCTGTCCAAGACAGAGGAACACAAGGCTTTCTTCGTAGCACTCGGTGCAGAAATGCGGAAGTTCCTGAAGTCCGGTATGTCGGTGGGACAGAAGGCCGGAGTCGTGGTCGCCAAGTCCGATGAGTCGGAACGAATGGCGTTCATCGAAGCAGTCCCTGAGGATGATTTGATGGCGCTAGCCGGAATGATTTCAGAACGATTGGGCCTCACGGCACCAGCTGAGTCGAAACCGTCTAAGGCAAAGGGCAAGAAGTAGAGTCCTTCGGGACTCGAAACTCGCCTGACCTGTCTGAGTTACCCACCTTGGTGGGAACTGTCGACGACCTAAGAACCAAAGTAACCCGGAATTATGGCGACTCCTCAGGGGGTTCCTATGAATCCGATAAGGAAGGTATACGTGGCGCCGACTAATTGTGCCAACGGGGGCCTGGCCTGATTTGGCCCCCCACAGGATTTAACTATGACTACATACGAAGTAACAGAGAGGGTTGTAAATGCAGCCCGTGGTGAATTTCTCACTCTAGCTACAATGGAGAGGGACGAGTTCGGTGGATGGCACCGAGCCCCTACTACCCACTACTTGCGAGAGGGAGACTGCGTGTTCCAGTGCAGAATTTTCGGAAGAAATGTTCTCACTGAAAAGGCCTCATCAGAGATGTGTGACATCTTCGACAGAGTGCCAATGAAAACTCACTCCGAGTTAGCCGCCGAAACAAAGGCGATGACTTACAGGAACGGTCGACCAGAATAAGACTGAACGAGTGATTTATACAGATACCACAGAGGAATGACGATTAATAACAGACGAAGGCCCCCAGGGGAGGCAGACCTGACCAGACACGAAAAGCGAACCGGGGGAATACCAGCGAGGCAAAAAAGGTAAGTCCTCGCAGGAGGGAAAAATGCAGACCTGAGCAAGTCTACCCAAACTGCTCACTTTACGCTTCTCCGTCTCTAGAGACGATGAGTTAATGCCGACGGCCCAGTGAAGGGCCCAAGGATAGGCAGGAGAAGATTACGATTCTCGAAGAACCGAGGTGACCAAGAACGTACGGAAGCCACCCTCGACGATGTCCTGTGTGAGGACTCACACCGCGAGGAAAAGGCACGGCAACGAAGTTGGCATCGGTGAAGAGATAGACCAGGATGGGCACGAAGTAACAAGAACATCTGGTCGAGATAAGACCACCGAAGAGACCTCTCTCAAGGAGTCCTAGGAATCCGATACAGAGAGGTGTGGCACTTAGACTTCATCGGACTGCGATGAATACTGCTTGAGGTCCCGCAGCTCGAGTCGCTGTCAGACCCGGACTTAGTGCGGACAATCCCAGCGATGCGCGGCCTCGAAACCGTTCCTTGAGCAAGGACAAAGAAGTGCTGGGGCTGACCTAGCATAAGACCTCCTGCCCTAACCCGGCAGGGGGCACCTGAGGATTAACACTGATACTGAATCAAAGGCTACGGAGCGCCCTTCTGCGCCCGGGGGCCACCCTGGACTTTTTTGAAGTGCTGCAGCAGACGACCCGAGCATATGAGAAAATGCTCGAGCGCTTGCGCTACAGCGGTCCGCTGGAGAGAGAAAACGCTGTGCTGCAGCAGACTACCGCAGCATAAAAAAAAAGAGCTATAGCAAAGCGCTGCAGCGGTCTACGCCAGCGAGAGAAAAGAGCTCCAGCGCTATGCTGCAGCGGTCTGCCACAGCGAGAAAACTCGGCTCGAGCAAAGTGCTGCAGCGGTTCGCCGCAGTGAGAAAGAAGCGCTCGAGCAAAGCGCTGCAGCGGTTCGCTGGTGTGAGAAAAGCTTGCTGTAAGCTGATGCTTGCTGTAAGCTGACGCTCGATGCTCACGAGCTGACGCTGGGGCTGTCACAAGCTGACGCTGGAAAATTGGAAGCTCACGCTGGGGCTGTCAAAGCTCACGCTGGAAGCTCTCAAGCTCACGCTGGATGAACCTAAACTTGCTGGTTCTAGTTTGCTGAACTGGTTTGGTGTGTGTGCTCGAAGAAAGAGCTATATTATTTCACATACTGCTGGTATATTATAATACGCTAAGTAATAGTATATGCTTAGTATATAGCATATGCTATAGTAAGAAGATACCCTAAGCATTGTTATGTATATAAGCACTTACTAAGCGCAGCTATAATATAGATATTAATATGCTTTACTTAACATATCTAAGCAGTGCCGCAATTTTTGTAGCAGTCTACCGTGTCAGTTGCTAATGCTTCCAGCTGGCATACCTTTATATACTCTGCTATCCCTAAAAAATTACCCTCCAGCAAAAAAAATACAAATGCTGGATTGAAACAAATGAGCGAAAAAACAATAGAGCTGGAAGACATCCAGAAGTTGCTGCAGTGGCAACAAAAGCTGGAAGGCAAGACACCAGTGCTCGGTCTAACCGACAATGATAGCCTTCTACAAGAAGCGCTGCAGGAACTGTCAGCATATTGGTTCCGTGAAGAGCAGGCGACTCACCCTGCTGCCGTTGAATTATTTACCCGGCAGTTATTTGATTCGCTGCGAACTATGGACCCAGCAAACAGGAACAACGTGCTTAACCGCATCCGCTTGGAAGGTGGTTATCAGAGCACAGGGACTGGTGGAATTATCGGAGCCAACCGCTACCATTCAGATAGAAGTAAAGCAGATGGCAGTTTGATACGCAGGAGAAGATAAATGCGCTGTGTAGATGAAAGCATATGTAAAAGAAGTGATAGGTATGGACACTGCTCGAAATGCGACAAGCCAATCCTGGTAGAAGAGCTATATGAATGCCAGCACTGTCGATGTGTGATATCGCTCGGTAAAGAGTGTATTAATTGCTATGGAGATGAAATATGAAGCAAGAAAAGAAATGTAAGTTGCTGTGTGGCAAACCAGCATTAAAATGTTGGCAAGCTGCTGATATGTGTAAAGAGTGCTATAAAGTCCATCAAAGAGCAATGGATAATGTAATGAGCACAGGACACTTCTAATGAGCTGGATAGAATTTATAAGATGGCAATGCTTAAATCAAATTGCTATAATGAAAAGGATGAAATAGCAATCATCACAAAAATGCTAAAAATGAAAGGAGGCAAAGCAAATGGACAACAAAGAGCTAGATTTGACACACAATGACAGCACACCTAATTTCCCCGCTATAAAAGATGCGTTGATAGCAATTCATTCAGATGGAGAGCAATTCGACTGTGGACTAGCGTGGCAAGGAGGCTGTGGAGCAGCAATGCATTCACCTGCTAATATGAAAGTGCTCAATGAAATCATCGAAGTGCTAGAAGGCTACTATTAATGAAGCAATGGCACAACCTGAAAGCATATGTAAAAGAAGTGCTAGGTATGGATTTTTGGAAACAGCAATGATTAGAATACACTGCTCGAAATGCGACAAGCCAATCCTGGTAAAAAAGCTAAAAAAAGAACAGCTTTGTTACTACTGCTGGGATTCAGGGTCACGAGGTATTTACAGCAAATGATAAAAAACAGTGGAAAGGAATGGAGTGAGCGTCTCACCAATACAAATGCTCGTTTGTTTCGGGCTCGCTCTATTCCCCACAAATGCTCGGAGCAACCGAGTCTTTTTATACTTACAGCCCTTTATGGAGTCAACAATGCTAATATGTGAAGAATGCAGCGATTTGCCCAACCATCCACGTCCATTGAAACCTGTGTTTCAATATCAAACGCTGGCTATTGGGGAAGGTCGCTGGACTATGGTAACTGATAGAGCAATTAATGGTAGCATTCATTGTGCTACGTGTGGATTAGTATATGCTGATTCAAGTGATAAGAAGCTAACGGATAGAATGTTAAAGCTGTTGACCGATGCAAATGCTGATACTCTCGAAAGTGCTGCAGTGGAGGACGAAGATGCTTAAGCTGAGAACAAATGCTTCCAGCTTGCCAACCTTTATATACTCTGCTACCCCTAAAAATTTACTTCTCAGCGGATATTTTACAACCGCTGGATTCAACCAAAATAGCAATGCCTGAAAACGTAGCAATCAAATGCGAACTGTGTGAAGGGGATGTCCCAGCCGGTGAAGAAATTCACAGCACTTCAAAATATGAAGCCATCTGTGATATGTGCTATACTTCGATGTGGAGCTGTGATTATTGTAATGAATTAAAGCCTGACGATGCAGAGTGCTGGGAAGATATTGGCCGGAATAACGTTTGTCAAGGTTGCTATGAAGATAATAGCTTCTGTGATTGCTATGGATGTTCGCTGCTAATAAATACAGACCAACACGAGTATTTCGAAGCAAATGGAGACACGTGCTGTGATGGTTGTGCAGATAGCGTTGAAATGGACCAGTGCTGTAATTGTGGAACCGATGTTTATTTCAATGAAGTTTACAGCGACTGTTGGCAAGATTCTAGCCAATGTTATGATTGCTATAATACCTCAGAAGAGCACATATCAAGTAGAGTAACAACCGCTATCGACAAAGCAGATGTTACACTCGCTGACCATTATGTGTTAATGCGAGCAGCTAAAGCCAAACTAGCACAAAAATACCAGAGAGAGCTGTATTATTTTATGGACTGGTATTATCGAGGCGATGCTGCACATTATAGTAACACTGATTTGTATTTAATCAAATCAGATAGAGGATTTGGAGCAGGATTTGGATTTCACGAGAGCGAAATAAAAATAGCATCTCAGACCTTCCGCACATTTGCAGATTATCTCAAGGATATGATGCAGCGGGACCTGTTTATTGTAGAGCATAAGAAGTATGGGCTGTATCACCCACTGCGTGACATTTTTAAGAGCTGTATTACCTATTATAATCGCTCAAAAGGCGGTCAAGTGCTAGGAAGTGACCTTCCATTAGAGCAGGTAGGTAAAAATTGGCTCGGTTGGTCGATAGAACAAATCAATGTGAATGCTGTGGTGCAGATGTTACAGATAAATAAGACCGATGATGGAGCAGATTTGAAGCGTGCTTTAACTACTGTGTTCAGTCGCTCGTATAAGAATAGAATACCAGCACAATATCCAGATGATTCACCGTTTATGATTACGCTGGGCAAATATAGAACCAATGCTACTTGCACTACGCTACCTATAAAGATTGGATTCGACCCAATGCTGTTTCAACAGGTAGCAGAATTTAATGGTGCTGTAGGCAGTTGTCAATGTAAAAGCAATGCAGACAGTTACGGTCACGGATTTATGGACTTAGCAACTAATCCACATCTTTGGCTGTTAATTTATGATACTAGCGGTGAAAGACTGATAGGACGCTCGGTTCTTAAGTTTATGAAACCAGCAGATGACTGGGCAGATAAGCAAACCACGACCTACATAGCACCATCCAGGATTTATCTAAGCGATTATACCCAAGCAAAGGCAGAAGTATATGCTGCGGCATTTAGAGCAATAGATGATTGGGCAAAAAGCGTTTTTAAAGATTATAAGCTGGTAGGACACACCTATTCCCGGCACGATACACCAACGCTGGACTATCTAAAGGGAGCACCCAATATTAAATTTAACGAATCAGAAAAAGCACTGTATACACAGTGGTGGATTCCATTTTGGCTGGATAAACCCTCCAGTGATGAAGCTAATTTCACATATTATCAAGATGAAGATGCCCGAGCACAAGTTACACACGCTCAGGGCAATGATTTAGGAGCAGATTATGCTGCTCGGGAATATTTAAGAGCGAGCGCCTACAGGCTAGTGGAGGTAACACAAACAAATGAGCAATGAAGAAGAAAAGCTAGACGCAAACGCAGCGATACTACCAGTCACTTCACCAGGTAAAGCACTTGCAAAGGTGGTTACAGCAGTGAAGGACAAAAAGGTAGCAGATGAGGAAAAAGAGCCAACAGTGATACTCGAGCAAAGTCTTTTGACAAAAGTAGAAAAGAAAGTAGCAATAAATGACATAAAACTGCTGCGGGAAATGTTCTCAATCTATTCGCCATCGGGAGACGAGCACGCAATGGTAGCATATATTAGCAATTACCTCACAAGCAATGATATAGAGCACCAAATTGACTCTGCTGGAAACATATACTTTAAAAATCGTGTTGAAGGCAGCGATAGAATCATAATGAATGCTCATATGGACACCGTAGCAAATGCTGTGGCCGATGTGGGCGTTTACAAAAAAGATAGCGATATTATATTTAAGAGCAAAAACAATCAAGTGATTGGAGGTGACGATAAGTGTGGAGTATTTGCTGTCCTTAAGACGATTATGGACAGCGATATAAATGTTCCGCTAACAGGACTCCTGACAGTAGCTGAAGAATCAGGCTGTAATGGAGTGCGTCACGCTATGTCCAATCATATGGATTACTTTGCTGATTGTATCTTCTGGATTACAGTGGATAGAAGAGGCAACAGCGAAATTATTACTGAAAACAGTGATTATCAACTTTGCTCTGATAAGGTAAAGGATATGCTAGTCGAATTAGGAGCAGATGATGGGTGGAAATCCGCAGCAGGGTCTATATCTGATGTGAGTGATGGCGTCGTAGCATTACAAATCAATGGAATCAATTTAGCAGCAGGTTATTACAACGCTCATATGGGTAGCGAATATGTTTCGCTCAGTGATTTGAAGCGTTCTGTAGATTTCCTCAAGCAAACATTGATACCAAAGATGCATACCCATCTCAGCAATCACAAAGATGACATTACTTGGGAACCAACCAAAGCATATACAGCGTGGCGCAGCACTGCTTATGGTGGCATCCGCTATTATGGAGTAGATGATTACAGCTCTTATGATGATAACTACACAAGTAAGAATGCTGTTACAGATTGGGATAGGCTGGGAAAAGTAGAAGATGCTCTATCCACAGTGCTGGAAGATATTGAAGCAATGGAAGGATATATTATGCTGGAAGAACTACTTGACAGCCCTACGGACTTAAGCAGTAGCGGAAAGTCCATTCGCTTGATGGGAGCCCATAAAAACTATGAACAGGAACTAGCATATATATGCCGTCACTTGGATGTTAGCATTGATGGAGACGATGCGCTAATTCTAATCGAATCAATTGAAAACTACGTCTTTTATGCTCACACTGATAACAGCCATAGTAAGAAAAACGATGAATCACCACAGCATAATGCAGAGGGTGATGTGGTGGGCGACAACGGCTGGTATTAAATGAGCGAAGATGATATATATATGAAGCAAAATGAATGTCCCTGCTGCAGTAAACAGCTAACAATGGGCTGCTGTATAGAATGTGGAGAGTGCTATGACCCAGAACCGTAAAGATAATGCTGGATTTGGAAAGAAGGAAGAGCAGGTAGGGAAACCTAAAGGAGCAAGCTACACATATCAGTGTCCTGACTGTGATGCTGAGAATTCATTGAGACGCTATGGTGACGATAAAACGCAGCCAGTCCTGAATAAAATAGCAGGACTTAAGGGAGACGAAGCACTATTCTATAAATGTGCAGCTTGTCACGGAGAATTCTTCGATGATGAGATAGTGCTCCATCCCTATAAGACTGGAGTGTTTACTAACGAAAAAGGAGAGCAGAAATATGTTCCATACACTAAAAATTTTATGCTAAAACGTAAGCGAAAGAAAGCATTGTCTTACCAGGATAGAAAATTGCTAAGGAGGTTGAAAAAGTAAAGCGGATAGGTAGAGAGTTATGGACACAGGAGCTCAGGAAGATATGCTGGGGTGGTATCCAGCGGTCGTTTTGTTTGCATTACGACACTCCTATTCCCCTGAGTTGCTATGATTTCTATACAGTGCTGGCAAGGCGTAAACTAACGCCTCGGCACACCAGCTGTCTTGCGTCCACGGGTTCGCTCTGTTCCCGTAAAAAGACGGCTAGTTTGGGGCCATTGGCTCTCTACCCCGTAAATTACAATAGCAGGATTCCTCTCGTAGTGTAGTCCGGTCCATCATCCAGCCTTCTTGGGGCTGGGACACTGGTTCAAATCCAGTCGAGAGGGCCACCTGCTTCAATAAAGATTAACAATGGAAATAATAGTATTTAACGCTGGCGCAAATAGTTTATTTGGAGCGGGTCGAATTGCTGATGATATCAAAGAACAGTGGACAAACGCCCACGTTACATCAAGCGAAGACGGAGAGCCAATGCTAACACCCAATTTCTGGGCTATGCTGTATTGGAGAGATAACCACCCTGTTGTTTTTAGAACAGTGGGTCGGTATGATGCTAGTAAGAGAGGTGATTTGACGGTTGCTTTGAATGGCGTGTTAAAGCTATGTGAAGAAGGAAGCATTACAGGAGATGTAGTGCTGTATCGTTCTACCTGTAATAGGTTCCACATAGCAGAAAAATATCCCATATCAAATAACGGAACTTATGCTATCTTTACTGGAATGCCTGCTTGGATTCTATCAGCGAATCCAACTTGGAGAGAGCACGACGAGGAGGATGGCTGGATGTATGACCCTGATTATGATAAGTTTCAGAGTCAATTCCCAGCCTTTCAACAACTCCAACCTCCCCAAATAGCCGCTGGATTTGGTTCACGGAGTAGAGCTCGAAGATTACACCCAGCAAATTTACAAAGATATAACGCTCAAGTAGAGCAACTCAATTTAAGAATAGCATATATATGGGGAATGCTAACAGTTAACGAGCGTAATGGTCTCTTTGAGCAATTTCAATGGGAGACTATTATGGAAACATTCACAGAACCTCAACGAGCAGGATTATTACTGTGGAAAGAAGGAAAGGTGAGGTTGTGGTGGAATTGGGCTGCAGGAATGCCCAATGTCAGCCATTGGATGGGCGTAACTCCAAGAGCTTCAGATTTTGAAGGAGCTGGATTAAGAATAGATGATAGCGGGAGGTTCGTAGAAGCAAATGATTAAATATAGCCCCCCTATAACTTTAAAGGTAGAGAGTAGTTTAAAGCGATTAAACGTCCTAGGCAGCGATTTTTCCTACTGCTCTCTGCCACCTGAGAGGTATAAGTATGGATAAAAGCAAAAAAATGATGGAGCGTCTTTGGGCAGAAATGCTGGCCGATTTCTTTGGCAACGATATGTTCTTTGACGCTATGGAAGAGAGACTTGCTCAAAGGACTCTCCCTGATGAGCGAACAAAACCCCTCTTCAAGCAATTTCACTCCAAAGAGAGAATTGTGGGTGAAGCATTGACCCCTGTGGGTGCAAGCAGTTTCAGTATAGCACCGATTCTGTATGATGAAACGAAAATAAACCCTGCTGAAGATGAAGAAGACAAAGCACACAGGAAAGAAATGCATAAGAAAATGGAAGAAATGAGCGAAGAGGAGATAAATGAGCACAAAGAAGAAAAAGACTAAAGAAGAAATGCTAGATTATATTTGTCAAACTGACAAAAAGCTGAATGATGATGAGGAGCTAATCAATCAGATTGAATACGGATTATATGCTATAATGGCTGATGCCAATATGTTAATGAGAATGCTAGATAAACTCAGAGCGCAGAACAGGGAGAACGATAAATGAGCTGTATAGGATGTGGAGCGTATTGGGATGAAGATTGCAATTGTGGACCGGTTCATCGCTGTGGTGGATGTATGAATTACGAAGAAGATTGTGCTTGTGTGTGTGAAAATTGTGGGCTATGTCCTACATATCATAGCAACCGAAGGAAATGCGTGGACCCTCACGCTTGTATGAAAGCATTGGCGGTAGCAGTATGAGAAGAAGGCATTTGAGAGGTGAAGGTCCTAAAACGCTATGTGGACACACAATGACTGTGCAGGAGAGAAGGCACGTGCATAAGAACACAATACACAATATTACCTGTAAAAATTGTATGAAACGCTGGGTCAACAGAGAACTATGAGCGGATTCCTAAAAGAAGCTGCCACTAAGTCTACCCTTTCCAGGAGATGCTTTCTTTGTCATAAGAAGCTAATTGACCATATGCAGGTTTATTGCGAGCAGTGTTTGTGGAAACATCACGGAAGTAGAAATTGGTATGCTAAAGATAAATATGAAGATGGTAGCAAAAAATGAGTAGAATAACAGATGGCTATGAGAATGGAGACCTCAGCAGTATCGGACCATCCAAGAATAAAGGTGGTTACGACAAATGGAACTGGTGCTCTAAATGCACGAGCATTTGGGACAAAATCCATTGGAGATGCCGACAGTGTGGAAATAAACTGAGAGCCAAAGGGCGCTATGCAAGCAGACGAGAGAGAGAAAGTAGATGACAAAAAAGAGAGTAACTAAAGAGCCCTACGAAGGGTATACGCTGCCTAAGTGTGCTGAGAAAGGTCAGTCATTTATAGACTTTAATCAAGTGCTAAAGGAAATAATACCCAAGCGAAGAATAATAAAGAAAAAGCGGAGAAAAAATGAAAACTAAGCAAAAAATCGTAAGTTACTGCAAAGAAAAATGCACAGGAAAGAATATGGAATGTCCAGCGTGTAAAACGCTGAGAGATATGTTCACATTTAAGCTATGAAAGAGAAAAAGTGCATACTATGTGGAGAAATAGCTACTCCCTACGGTGGATTAATGAAGATAGCAGGTGATGTGGTGCATATGGAATGTGCGCTACGTTGGACTAGAGAAAAAAGCGGATTACGATATATCAAGAAACCAATGAAGCAGTGGAGTAGTTATAATGATGATGAATAAGTGGAGCGACATAGGAGAGTTAAGTCCAGAGGATTTGGAGCTCATCGAGATTGCTAATGCTGTCAATGAGAAACTTGACCCTTACTATATGCTATCTTTAGTTAAAGTGGGTAATGAGGAAATGGTTAATCAATGAGCTGGACCGAGATTTTAAATACTTGCAGTGGTTGGGATTATATGAACGGTGTAGGATTATTCCGCTGTGGAGAATGTGGTGCTATCAATTATCGTGGTAAACTATGTTACGACTGCTGGGCAGAATTTTGTAATACCGATACAATAAAGGAAATGATAGAATGAAAATTAAACGAGAACTTAAGTATGCTACTTTTGAGTATGACGAAGATGAGAAAACTATATTGATTGAGACACGAACCACCAGCGATGCGTTTAAGAATATAGCTAGTGCAAGTGGTGAGTTTGACTTACCGCGCCCTATCAATGGACGTATTAAATTAAATAAAGTGTATAGTTTTGCATTGCTAAGATTTGTTATAAGAATCGCTCAGAGAAATTGGTTCAGGAAAGTAAAGAAAGCAATAAACAACGACTTAGAGTGTGACGAAGATGGACACGAAGATATTAAAGCGTTTAATTCGTAAGAAATACGGAAAGTATAGACCAAACGCTGCGGAGATACTTAAAATAATAGAAGATAATAACCTACGCCCCAAGCGAAGGAGGAAAAAGAAATGAAAAGAAATAAAGCAGATATGAATGGAATGACAGCATTGGAAAGATTGAATTATCTTTCAGCAATCACAGGACTAATGTGTTTGAGAGATTACAGAGATTGGGAAGAAACACTATGCCCGTGCCCGGAGTGTAAATGAAGTGCTTAGATTGTGGAATGAACTACCTTGGAATGAAGAAGGCCAACAAATACAACTGTCCCCGATGTAGTGTTAAAGATAGGGATAGCGGAGAAGTATAGTATGACCCGTAATTGTCCGAAATGTAAACAAACAGCCAAATTAGATAAGGGTGATTTAAAGATGGATATATTACAGCACTACTATTGTGGTGATTGTATGATATGGACAGAAGATAGACATACTAGCATTTGGACTGACGGAGTAGATGAATTTAAAAGCAATGGGAGAAAGCACCATACGAGGTTGTGTAGATGAAAACCTACAAAGTTAAGCTGCACGAAGAGGACGTAGAGCGTCTGTGTATGCTGAAGATGGAAATGCAGCAAGATGATGGTAATGATGACGCTGATATGATATGTGATATATTCCAGCAAATTGAGAATCAGCGATTTGAGGAGTTGTCTCACAAATGGAAAAAAATGGAAAGCACAAATCCAGAATACAGGTTAGAATAATGGTAATGAATGAAGAGCAGGTGAGAGACCAATGCGTTTTACTCGCTGAAGAATGTTATAGGTTATGGAGCGAGATTGAGAGATTGAAAAAGGTAACTCAACACCAAGCAGATGAAATTTGTAAATTAGAATGGAGTGCTGCTATGGAGAGAAGAACTGCAAAGGCGGTGAAGCTGATAAATGAATAAGACATACGAGAATGGAATGATATGCGAATGTGGTCCCCCAATGAGAGCCGGAGCTTATGATAACTGGAACTGGTGTGCTCCCTGTAGACGCATTTATGATAAAGACCATAAACGATGTCCTCGCTGCAATCAAAGTTTACGCTGGAAATCCAGGGGAAATAGCAAATGGGGACGAGACAAGCGAACGGGCCAATGGAGCCCAACAAAAAAGGTAATAATATGAGTAAACACGAAAGACTGGAAGAAGAAATAAGACGGCTAGAATTCGAAGCAGAAGTATTGAAAGACTGTGTATGCAATCTCTTCGAATTGAATAATGGAGAATATAGTTTAAGCGATATGGATGGAGCACTAGAATATTGGAGACAGTATTTTGAAACCTGCGGTATTGGAGATGCTATCCATCGGGAAGAATCCCAGCCGTGGAGAAAGAAGAAAGAGCAGATAGAACTGATACAGGGTGATGAATATAAGAAATACTGGACTTGTAAAGTATGTGGTAAAGATACGTCCAAAGTAGATTATGATTACTTGGTAGCACATAACTTGCATTTAGAGTGCGTATTAAAGAAGGAGATGAAGAAATGAGCGCAATAAATGTAACAATCCGAATACCTACAGAACCTGAGTTTTGGCTGTTTTTGGCAGGACTCCTTATGTTTTGTATGTGGCTGGTGATGAATGACTAATTATTTTACTGACAAAGCTAAACAAGAATATGAGAAACGCAAAAAGAGAGATATGACTTCTGCGGACTGGTGTATGCTCGTAAGCCTCTTTATAATCATCTGGATATTGATGATACTGAGGTATTGGAATAATTGACAAGCGTTGAAATACTTTTAGGTGATGCACTCAGCAGAGTGAAAACATTAGCCGAAGGAAGTATTCAAACAGTTGTTACATCACCACCGTATTGGGGATTAAGAGATTATGGCACCGCTAGTTGGGAAGGCGGTGATAGCACTTGCGAACATTCTATTTCGATGCCTTCGAAGTGGACAGATAAAAAACGGAGAGCAGACCGCCCCGAAGTCGCTAACCGTGGGGGAGACAATAGCAAGTGCCACAAATGTGGAGCCCTCCGCATAGATGAACAAATTGGATTAGAGTCATCACCAGAGAAATATATTAGCAATCTCGTCCAGTTATTTGATGAGATTAAACGAATTTTAGCAGACGATGGAACCGTCTGGATTAACATAGGGGACAGCTATGTTGGTCAGTCGTGGTCAGGCAAAGGAAATGTAGGCAGCGATAAGAAAGGAAGAAGGGGAGCAGGTCATAAGAAGCAAGGGAAAGGATTGAAACCCAAAGACCTGGTAGGCATTCCGTGGATGCTCGCTTTCGCAATGAGAGAAGCGGGGTGGTATCTAAGAAGCGATATCATCTGGGCCAAGCCAAATCCTATTCCAGAACCTGTGAGAGACAGACCCACCAGAGCACACGAATACATTTTTTTATTTTCAAAAAACCGCAAATATTACTACGATTACGAAGCAGTAAAAGAAAAAACGGTGGACGGGTTGGGGCTGAGAAATGCCCGAGATGTATGGTTTATAACACCTCGTCAGCATCGTGGGGAACACATTGCAGTGTTTCCTTTTGAGTTACCTGAGAGATGTATATTAGCTGCTACGCGCGTAGGAGACACCGTATTGGACCCCTTTGTAGGAAGTGGCACTGTCTGTGAAGTAGCTAAGAGATTAAATAGAAACAGCGTTGGCATAGAATTAAACGAGCGATATTTTAATATAGCAGCGAAGTTAATGAAGATTACTACATTGGAGGACTTCAGTGGCTAAAGTTGATACGGGTAAGAATTTTGAAAGTGAGATTCGCAAATCTTTAAAAAAAGTTAATTGCTTCTGGTTCAGGATACAAGATACTAATGATGTATCGCGATTTGTTAAATTAGCCATTGCTGAAAAACAACCAGCTGACTTTATGGCTGTTTGTAAAGGTGTTCCAGTATTAATAGAGTGTAAGACTAGTAAAAGAGAAACATCTTTTCCTCTGTATTATAGCCGAACTCGTGCTATTCCTGTGCATCAGGTAGAAGCAGCGAAGAAAATGGAGAAGAATGGCGGTAAAGCTTTTTTTCTATTGAGAAAGGATAAACCCCGAGCCAAAAGAGTATTTGCAGTGAATTACCGAGTCATTGAGAAGTTTTATAAAAATAAGAAAAAATCAGTGAAGTGGGAACAAATTGAAAAAGAGGCGATTGAACTGTCTTCCTTTTCAAATCCTCTACGTTGGCATCTGGAGCCGATACTTTTATAAATCAGCAAGAGATGTGAAAAAAATGGTAGTGAATAAGAATGAGGTCAAAACGATAATGAAAATACTACGAGAGTATTGGACTGAATCTTCGATAGAAATGGTGTTACAACAGGTGTGGGAAAGCGTGGGCAAACACAGTGAAAATGTATCCCTCCAAGAAACCATAATCAGAATGAAAGAGGATAAATTATGACTATTTTAAGTGAGTTTTGTCGGATGCTGAATGACCCTGATAAGGACATTGAGCTAGATACTATAATAAAGAATGACCGTGAAAAAGCAATTTATGAGAAGTGGATACAAATATTCAATACTATTACACCCTTTAATATTCCTCAAGGAGCTGCATTGATAGACTCTTCTTTTAAAATGGGCAAGAGGGATTGTCTTATTTTTTTATCTTATATGAAATTTTTTGAACAGCGGTTGGAAACAATGAAAAAGAGGGACGGCACAATGCCATCCGCTGATGAAATGATGAACCAGCTAGTAAATGCAATGGATAAAGAAGGAGTAGGTCGTGACACATCATATATCGGATAAGGAGCGCCAGTTTCAGAACATCTGGAGCAAACAAGGAACGAAAAGTAGAGATAGGCTATGTCAAAAAATGAAATCAAGAGGAGTGGAGCCCACATATACAATGTGTCGCCACTATTGGTTGGGAAAAATCCAGCCATACAAGGAACCTAACACGGGTGAAGTAGTACACATCCACATAGGGGAAATCAAAAGGAGGAAACGAAGATATGGAAGAACCTCACGGATATTGGAGAACAAAAATCGACATAAGAAACGCAGACCTAACAGGTGATTGGTGGCCTTTCGTTGAAAACATCAACGATATACTGGAACGAATGCAGGAACTTGAAAATGAAATCGACGCTATATCAAATGGTGTAGGTGAAGCTAAGGGACTTGGAAGAGGCCTATACAAACTTTTATATAAGTTAGGCTTCCTTGACAAGGAGTGGAAAATCAACTGGGTAGCAGCCCAAAATTTAAAGGAGATGTTGGAAAATGACAGAAATGAAGAAGGAAACGGAAAATAAGACTGACCAGAGAGCTCTCTTGGAAAGTTTTTATCAGCTAGATAAAGAAAACAGTGCATTGCGCGGTGGTAATAAGCATATTTTCAAAATTGGTGTAGTAAGCCTAGAAATTGTACCTACATCTAAAACAGAATCGTTGGATGATGTGTTTAAACTATTCATCAAATTTGCTAGAGAACTAAAGAAACTGCACGGTGACGACCATCTAGTTGCTAAATTTCTAAGTGAAGGGGATGGAATGGCGCCTCCTGTAGGCGAAATGATGATAGGATGATTGGATTAAAAGAAGGAGCTTCTGTAGGACGCTGTGGATGGTGTAAAAGCCATATAAAAGACGGTGACAGGATGGTAGCTTCTCGGTTTGCCAAGATTATACACGCAAAATGGTATTGTGGCGATTGTCTACTCTCTTTAAAAGATACTGTAGATAATATAGATGTGCATACCGAATATATGAAAGATAGAAAAAGTGCCAACGAAAAGGATGATTTTAGCGAAGTTAACAGAAAGTATTATGTTGATGATACAGGTAAACTGCATCGCAACAAAGGCTTTAAGTAGCAACTTAGCGTGCTTAGCAATAGGTCGAAACTATGACTGACAACAAGAACAACGGATTGGAGGAGCTTTCAGGGCTCTTCCGTAATGAAAGCAAGAAGGGCGATATCTACTACGGTGGCAAGCTCAGCGATGGAACTGAAGTGGTTATGTTCCGTAACTCCTACTGGGAGGAAGGAAAGAACCGCCCCTATTTCCGTCTATACAAGAGAACGGAAGAGGGAACACAAGGAAAGAAAGCTGAAACAGTCCAAGACTAGATGAGTGACTTTAGCGACTGGCTGCAATCGGGTAAAAGTGAGAGAGTCTGGCTTTCAGACTCAATGACCGCTCTTGCTCAATTTGCATATATTAATCCTCTTCACAGATTAAAACATTGGGATGCTAAAAAGCATCGAAGGGTTGATTGTTGGCAACAACGAGAACAAAAATGTTACTACTGTGAAGCAGGTCTCTCCCAAATACACGATTATACTTATGGGATGTACATAGAGAAGGGAAACACCGAGATAAAATATCTCAGCACCACTCTTACAACTCATACATTATTCCAAAGAACATTTTCTCAAATGTTTGACAAGAATGAAAATCCCTGCGATTTGATATTTGCTTTTGAACGTACTAAAATTACGTCGCTTAAAGGAGCACGAGTCAATGGATACAGTATTAAATACACAAAAGATAAGGAAATGTTTGTTCCAGAAGTGATGCGCCCATCTCCACTCACTCCGCACCAAAACAAGGTGCGTGATTTCAAATGGGTTGTTCCAGAAGAAATCGTACTTAATCTAATTGATGATGATGGCAAACCATTCAATTTAATTGACTTGTTCTTGAAGATAAAAGACATTGCTCCCCGTCTAAGCGAAAAGAAAGCCAAAGCCTATGCCATTGGATTACTTGAAAATGGAATAATTGACGTAAGAAAGGCAAAGGAGTATAGACAGTGAGTGATTTTGAAATAGAAGATTTAGTAAGATACTTTCACAATGTAAAAAATAACAAAGGTGAATTGGTACCCATTATTGGAGAAGATAAACTAGCTGTAACATCAGTGTTAGCTTATTTATTAGAAGATACCAATTTTATGATTAACGCATACAGTGGGACAGGCAAGACTGTTATTATGAATGCAGTATTCCAACTGTTAGAGAACACGGGCATTCCTTATGTTGTTATTGAACAGTTATCTGATACAGCATTGTGGTATGATATGGAAAGGATAAACAATGCACGTTTCATTGCTATTCCTGAAGCACAGAAATGTCCCGAGAGTATCATTGAAATTTTAAAGACGTGGGCTGATGACCGACCTGCAGAAAGAAGACGCACTGATGTCACTATTCAGGACATACGACGACAGACACTTCATCCTAAATTTGTTTTTATGTGCAAAGCAGTGGAAAACACACGCGGTAATCTTTTTCTGGATGCAGAATTGGAACGTCGTTATATGATAACCCATACCAATCCCACAGTTAAACAGACAGAAGATGTGCTCAAGCAGAAACTTAGGGCTGCATCATCTCCCGATGGAGATTTACAAACGATGAGTGATGAAGAAATAAGTGGATTAAAGAAACATATAGTAGATTGTATCGTCCAGCGTGATGATTCACAGGCAGTTAAGATAAGAAATCCTTGTGCTCCATTTTTGTTTGATATTATCCCTACACTATTTCCTATTGCTAGAAGTAAAGTACATTACTTCTTAAAGATAATAAATGCCGTAGCCCGTTTCTTCCCTGATGATATAATGAGGGTAGAGAGGGAGGATGAAACATACGGATTGATAACTCCTAAACATAATTGGTTAGCAACTCAAATATATATTGATACCTTTGTTACCGAATGTTTGCAGATGCCATCGCACGGCATTGATATACTTCACCTCATTCCAGATAGCGAAATGGATAGCTACGGTATGATAAGCAGTGACGTTACAAAGATGTCCACTAAAGAAATTCAACAAGCAGCTCGGGCTGCAGGTCTTCCCTTTGCTCAGAAAAACATCAACCCGTTGCTACAATCATTGGTAATGTTAGGTTTCCTGGAGATGGAGGAAAGTGATAAGAAGAAGCGGTCCTTCTTTAAATCACCACTGATTAGAGAACCCAGTACCAAAATCGATTGGGCTGTTTTAATGGGAGCCACTCAAGAATTAGTAAGAGATAGCTGGCCCGAAATAGCTGATGAATATATCACCACCCACTGTAATGAAGTGCCAGTTACTAATCCCTTCACGCAGGAAAAGGTGATACTGACTGCCGATTCTACAGTTTCTCCTAAAAAGAAACCAGATTACGAAACGTCCACAGCAGACTATGGAGAATGGTTGAATGAGTAAAATACGATTACCTTATGCACCTCGTGGTGAAATGTTTGCATTGGTCAAAGAATTAAGCGGAGGCTCGCGCTTAATAGCTGTATGTGAAGATAACAAGACTCGGATGATAAGAATCGGAGGCCGTCTTAAAAAAAAAGTATGGGTACGACAGGGAGACCTGCTTATAATAAAAAAATGGACTGTCCAAGAGGATTCAAAAGGCGATTTGGTTTATCGTTATATTAAAACTCAGCAAGAAGTTTTAAAAAGAGACGGCCTACTCCCTGAAAATATGGATATTAAACTATGAATATTCCTTTGATAGCAATTTCTGGTCGCAATTCTTTCAATCGACAGACACGCAAACAGAATGTAATCATATGGGGAAGAGGGAGAGATAAAATAATAGTTCCCTCTCCTCGTGAACATTATTATTATGTAAGGGGTGATGGTGGACTTTATAATGTTCTAGGTAGGAATAAAAAAATTCCATTCAAGAAACATCTTGTAGAGAATGCAAGTGAACTCAATCCAGATTTAATTGGACCTACTGCTAAGATAGATGGGGTAATTAATAATGAATTGGAACGAATATGCATAGAACATCCCGACTTTTTTACTGGTTTTGCAGGAGCAGAACCATCTTCTTTGGGGTTTGACCTTGAAGTTCATTCATCCGATGGTTCTTTTCCTAAGGGTGAAAAGCACCCTATCGTAGCTATAGGTGTAGTAACAGGAGCTGGAGACCGCAGGGTTTTCACGTGGGACGGGGAAAGTGATAAGGAAGCCATTTTAAAATTCTTAGATTTCATAAAAGAATATGACCCTGATATTCTTTACGGTTATAATGTTATTGGATATGATTTCCCTCAGCTTTTTGCACGTGCTAAGGTAAATGGAATTCAATTAAAGCCATACCTTAACCGCGAAAACAATGCTACGTTTGGGTGGGAATCAGATTTTTCCTACCATAAGCGAGCAAAGCTTCAAGCGTGGGGACGTATAATAGTAGACGTTTATAATTTTGTAGGTCGTGACTATGCATTGTCAGGCCAAAGTAAAAGTCTTAAAAATGTCTCCAGATTTTATGGATTAAATCCTATTGAATTAAACTTTGCAGCTAAAGATATACTTCAATACTCCGAAGAGGAAATAGAAGAATATGTTTTGAGTGACTGCGACTGTACCAAATTTTTATTTAATCACTACTTTCCTCAACATAAGTTTATCGCTGAATTTCTAAGAGTCCCTCTTGAAATGTATATTAACGGTCCAGATAACTTTATTACTAAAATACTTCAGGGGAGGGCTCTATATAAACAAAAGATATTAACATTAGATAAAAACATTGACCGTCATCCAGATATAAAAAGTTTTCAGGCAGCACATATTAAACTATATAGACCTGGATTTCATCCACGAAACATAAAGATAGATTTTAAATCGATGTATCCCAGTATTGCTATGGCATTAAATCTAGGACCCGATACCACGCGTATCATAGGATATGAAAATTACAATATAAATGAATTTGGTTGTACCACTACCCCTAACTCGATGTTACTTACTATCCCCGATAATGTATTGAACAAGAATGTAATAATTAAAGTAGACCAAAGCCATAAGTCTTGTCTTTATCAAATGTCTAAAGAATTTAAAGACCTGAGGGAACCATTTAAACATCAGGATAGTCACGAATCTAAGAGTAAATCCAATGCCTTAAAAATTATGGTCAATACATTTTATGGTGCTAACACTAATCTCTATATGACATACGGGGATATCTCAGTAGGCGTAGCCATTACAGGAATTGCACGGTGGTTGATAATGGGAGCCAAGTCATTAATACAAAAACGATATGGAGACAATACAGTGGTCTATATACACACTGATGGTGTTAATTTATCTATGGATGTGGACATTGAATGGGTCAATAACGAATTACAGAAAGCGATGGGTATCGTCTTTCCCTTGTCTGAATCAGAATGGATAGAAGTAGAGAAGGAAGAATTTAAAGAAGGATACTGGCTCCAGATTGGCAATTATGTATTAAGAAATCTCGACGGTACACTAACACGGCACGGAAGTACATTCAAATCCAAAAGTCGTTCAATGTTCTATAAAAAGATAATTGATGAAATCATCGAAGCAGCAATGAGCAAGAGTGTAGATAAACAATTTATGGATAATATATATAATCTGGATAGGTATGAGCTTAGTGATTTTAAACAACAGCGGACAATGAATCAAAAACTCAGCGAATACAAGTCTGAAAACGACCTCGTGGTACAGCTAGCGAGGGATGCTGCTAAAATAGGAATGGAGGTGGGTCCCGGTACTACTTTTATGTATTATAAGACGATGGATGGGTATCATTTGGAACAATTTGTCAAATCTAAGGACGACATAGATATTAAATACCACTGGAACATCGTCACTTCACTGATGAAGAAATTCAGCCTTGAACGATGGGTCAAAAAGAAAGTTCCAATAACGGTTCTTGATAAGAATCAACAGAGTTTGATGGAGTTTGTATGAAGAAAGTAACTGCTAATAAAATATGTAAAGAATGCGGTACTCCAATGTTTCGCCGTGGAGTTGACGTAGATTACGGAAAGATGCTAGAAGGATGGTCGTGCCCTAAATGTCACACAACAACGTGGGATGAGATAAAATGACGGTAACCGAATGGCTATTATTCTTTGCAATAATAGATGGTCCTCTATTAGGTTTATTATACTTGGTATGGAGGAAATTAAATGAAACTAAGTGAATATTTATATAATAAAATAATACTTGACCATTGGGAAGTAAAAGAAAAAGACATACGGAAATGGATATATGACTGGTATGTAGATGAATATGATAGACGACCTCCAATATGGTTGTTGGGGAAGAAGGGAAAGGATGAGTTGGAATGAATTTAGTTATGGATGGATACAAATATTTATGTTGCTTAGCATATGGGGTGTAGAATGGTGAATATCAATAAAGATTTAGAATGGGGTTTAAAAAGAGAACAATATACAATGAAGTTTGTTTCTAAAGAATTGAGCGACCACGGAAAATTCAAGAAGTTAGAAAAGTATGACAGTTTTGATTACTGTGCGTGGCAAGAAGACAAGTGCTGTTTCATAGAAATCAAGTCACGACGTATTGGATATGAAGATTATGAAGAAACAATTGTTCCGGCTAGCAAAATCCGAAAAGCATTGAAACTTATCGGGTTGGGACATAAAGCATTCATTGCTCTCAATTTTACGGATGGTATATATCTATTGAATTTATGCAATGCAAGGATGCACTTTGGATACAACGCTCGAACTGATAGAGGAGCGCTAGAGCTAAATCACTATGCTTTTATTCCACTTAATCAATTTAAGAAACTAGCATAGACTTTATATATCTACTTTGGTTATGTTTATATCAACACATTTAAAATGTGCAGGTGAAAGAAATGACTGAAGAAAAAATGTCGGACCATATGCTCTCATTAATTCTGTCTACGATTGATAGAACACGAGAATGCAAGATTGTGTGGAGCGAAGGAGATAAGGAAAAGGTTGGAAGAGGCAAAATTAAAGCAGACGATGATAATTTTGTTTTCTTAGTAGGTGAACGAGGGAAAGTTATAGTAAATAAAGTCAACATCATTGCAATAAAGCAAGCTGGTGACGATGTAAAGAACGAATAAGAGGTATGAAATGAGAATAATGATGCTGTCAGATAGCCCGTGGGCACCCACAGGGTTTGGTACGAACACCCGCTGTATAGCGGCCATTTTTGCTCAAGAAGGGCACACAGTAGGATATGCAGGATGTCAAAACCCCAAGCACGACCCTGATTATAAAATAAATTGGCCTTTGGGCAGTAAGAATCTGGTCAATATAGAATTGCTTCCTCTATTACATCCCGGTGAAGAAAAGTTTGGTGAAAAATCTTTCCCCCAATGGTGCGAACAATTTAAACCCGATTTGATTTTTACCCATTTAGATATTCAAATGTTCAAGTATGTAACAGATGCCAAGAAACCCACAGGTGTTAATTTACCAACTATCAGTGAAGAAGGTAAACCTCTCACTCGAGCAGAATTCCAGAAGCTTTCTAAACAAGCTTATAAAATGACACGGAAAGATAGATATAAGGTCGGTTCCATTATTCCTATAGATGGACAACCTTCAATCCCCAACTGGCTCCATACATTAGAACAGGTAGATTATCCTGTTGCTATGTCATACTACGGACAGACAGTTATGGATGCTGATTTCGATGGTTATGGAAAGAAGACCACAGTTATTTCTCACGGAGTAGATACGGAATTCTTTAAACCTAAAGATATTCAAAAACCAGACCCTGATTGTTTTATTGTAGGATGTGTAGCACGCAATCAACACCGTAAGAATATTCCTAGACTGATGAGGTCTTTCAAGATATTTGTAGAAAGGAATAAACTCACACCGGATGACGCCAAATTAATGCTTCATATGGATTGGATAGACCATATGGGATGGAATATTGAATATATGTCTAGTGAGCACGTATACGATATAAAAGATTATATGATTCCTCCTACTATGGGTAATCTTGAGAAGGGACAGAACCCTGATGATGCAGGGATGGTAGATATATACAATCTGTTTGATGTTCACGCCCTTCCAACAGGTGGCGAAGGGTTTGGTATTCCCACAGTAGAAGCAATGTCTTGTGGAATTCCTAACATCATCTGTGATTATACTACAAGTTATGAAATCGTAGGAGCAAAGGTTCCCGAATGTCCTCCTGATAAATTATTACCCCACGGTAGAGATGGAGGAACAGAAAACATAATTGGAGATAGGGGAATCCTAGTACCCTATAAAGATTTGATGTGGGACACTCCCATCAGAGCAGCTCCAATGCGAGCTCTTTGGGATGAAGTATTAGGAGCTGACGCCATAGAATATTATTATAAGAACCGTCAAGTCCTCAAAAAGCACGGTAAGAATGCTCGTAAATATGCTCAGAAATACTATGATTGGAATAATGCAATAGCTCCCAAATGGAAAGAGTGGATAAAGAAAGTAAAGGTAAATCCTGTGCCGGTGAATCGATGAACATAGTCTTTGAATTAGAACACGTCATCTGTTCTCCTCACGCTGATTTCAATCTATGCCGACCACTTGCTAATGTAACAGAATTTATGCTATGGCTCAAGAAAGAAGGTCATTATATTACTATCTGGACCCGTCGTTGTAATGAATTGGAAGTAAAAATGAAGACAGAATCGTGGTTAAAGATAAATCAAATTCCCTATGATAGGTTGATATTTGATAGACCACGCACTCCTGTATTTGTAGATGAAACACCCGCCAATTGCAAATATTTTGGGCATAGTGATGATGTTTATATCATTGCAGGTCTTTTTGAAGAATGGAAGAAGGAAATAACTGCAGAGGAAAAAGAATGTTAGGTGAAAACGGCCCTCTATATAAAGTGAAATGGTTAGATGCTGTCAATGAACGAGGGCAAAATAAAATAAATCTCAAAGACCCAAGTGAACACTTATCATATTGTGAAACAATAGGAGAAGTAGTCGCACAGGATGAAAGAGCAATTATTGTTGTATATCATTACACTGACTGTGATGGCGTAGATTTTATATGCATCCCCACATCGTGGGTTGTTGAAATGGAGGAATTGGAATGTTTAGAGAATTTGGAATCCCAGCTCGAATCGAAAGGGTCGAAACGACTCAAAGACTTGAAGAGCTCCGGGAAAAACACGCTAATGTAAACAACTGCTATGTTAGTGTGTATGCTTTTAATGAAGGTATAAACACTAAGACCGTTTACGATAGTGCAGTTATCACTACATTATGGTTTGATTTTGACCATAATACTGACATCAGTAAATGTTTGAAGGATGTTAGAAAATTATATCGTCGATACTGTATGCCACGCAATATAATTCCTCGTATCTTTTTCACGGGAGGACGGGGCTTCCAGCTTAACATAGATTTTCCTTCTCCTATTGACTTACCTTTTGAATTGAAACGCAAATCCATCAGGGACTACCTTATGTTTTTAAAAAGGGAATATGTTTTAACTACATTGGATACACAGTGTATTAATAATAGCGTCAGTTGTATGAGGCGTATGTCTAACACCCCCTATTTAAACAAAAAGACTAAAGAACCTTCAGGTAAATACTGTATACAAATAGAAGTTGAAGAAATGTTGGATTGTTCTATGGACAAAATAATAGAATTATCTCAGTGGCCTCGCTCTGAACCCTTTGAATATCCCGGTCCTCATAATAGACAAGCTTTAATGTCCTTTCTATTCTTTGTCTGTGATGAACTAGAAATTCCTTATCGTTCTACCAATACCATAGAATATTTGTTATCTCAAATACATCAGCGTAAAAATAAATTTAACAATGGGCATAATAATTCCGATAGTGTAGTAAATTATCTTCCCATACGGAAATGCATATCCAATCTTATCAATGATTCTATAGAAAAGAGCCACTGTGGTCATATGGAAAATACTGCTATAGCAACAGAATTGATAAGTGCAGGTTGGAAGGACAATGACATTGCATTCGTCTTCCAATCTATATTCAATGAACCCGGTGAAAAGTACGGCTGGTATAATGACGATGGTACGGCGGGATATCAGATTAACAATATTCGAGCGAAGGCTATAAATAGGTTTTCGAAGAATAGGTTATTGCAACTAAATGTTTGTCAACACAAGTATTGCGGTTGCGGAGGATAGAAATGTCTGAAAACATAGATGTGACTGAAATGTCGGAAAACCTTAATTGGTTAACAACGCAAAATAGGAACCTTCTAGCAAGGGTCCAGCAATTAGAGGCGATTTTAAATGCCGTCCAAAAGCAAAGCCCAGAATCGCTATCTTTTCTCCAAGAAGCCCCGATTAGCCCGGAAGTGGGCGAAGAAATACGGGAAGGGGAAGAACCTGCCAACGAAAGTGAAGAAGAAGAAGCTTAGATATAAAAAGAGGAAATAATTATGGACAAAAAAAAGAAAGACAAAGAAGTTGCAGAAGAGGAAGTAGTTGAAGAAGTTGTAGAAGAAAAAAAGGTTGAGCAAAAAGTTGAACCTGTTGCTTCTGCTTCTAATGCTTATGAGTGATGGGTCTCCTCACTAGTAAATCTAAAAGATATCCTGTTTCTGGTAGTCGGGTACTAACTGATTACAAATGAAGAAAAGCTTCATCTTCGTGATGCAAAATTTATACCCTATCTTAGGGGGAGCAGAACAAAGTATTGTTACATTAATAACCCAATTAAGAAAGAGGGGTCATCCTGTAAGCCATATTTGTACTGGTAATTACAGTGAAGAACTTGTAAACACGATTGAGCACCACGATATAGTGGTTACTCAGCTCAATTGGGCCGCTGTAACTATAAACAAAGCAGAACAATTTGGCAAACCATCTGTTGTTTTTATTCGTTCATTGGAAAATGTATGTAGAAAGGTATATAATGACCCTGTATTCTTATCTCAATGTGAACAAAAGTGTAAAAAATGTCCTCATAGAATCACAGGGTATGAAGAACACGGACGCGCATTAAGAAAAGCTTCTCTAATATTAGGTAATTCCAAATGGACTTCCAAAATGTTTAAAGAAGAACACGGCTTACAAAGTGAATATATCTATCCCTTTATCGATTCAGAATATTATTCTAATATTGAACTAAAAGAAAGAAAATACATTGCGATGAATAAATTATCGTGGCCCGATGGAAGTGAAATCTTTTTAGATATAGCAGAAAGAATGCCTAGACAACAATTTAAGATAGTAGGATACGAAGGAACTCATTCACAGCGTCCTCTTCCACGTAATGTTAAATTGACAGGGATGTGTAAAGATGCTCAGGAAATCTATGAAGATGTTAGTATATGGCTTTATCCTAATTTGCACGGAACCTTTGGAAGGGTGGTAATAGAGGCTCAGCTAGCAGGTATTCCAGTTCTAGGCGCAGCTCGAGGGCCAGTGTTGGAAGACCAAATGACTCCATACACAGTGAAAGACTATAGAAATCCAGCTGCGTGGAAACGGGAAATATTAAATATAACCAGAGATAAGAAACAACCGATGACAGATTTCTCCAATTTTGAAAGGGATGTTCAAATAGAAAAATTTATTCAATTAACAGAGGCGTTATAATGAAGATAGCTTTTATTGGAAAATTTAAGAAGATATATGATGAAGAGGGCAAAGCTTTATCATTAGAAAAATTAGGGCACGAAGTTATCAGGTTTGATGAAAATTTATTTAACCAAGGTTTCCAAGCAGGTTGGAACAATAACACAGATTCTTTAATTTCTTATAAACCTGATGTTCTTATATACACCAAACTAAGAGTACCGGGTGCTTTGCAATTAGTAAAGAAAGCAAAAGAAAATAATATTTTAGCTGTGTCGTGGTTCCCTGATATGTGTAATGTGGGGCGATGGGAAAATACTGCCTTTAATATTAATTGGGATACAAAGGATATTAGTCAATGCCCCTTAGCTAACTCTGATTTAGTTTTACTACCTGATGGTCTAAATCAAAAAGATTGGAGAAGTTTAGGTATCAATCAACACTGTGTTCGACAAGGAATATATCACGAAGCGTGTTTCATCGGTGATAAGATAGAAAATTTCGACAAAGATATTATATTTATAGGAACTGTGAATAATGGATTTTATAAACATCGCATTCCTTTAGTTAACTTCTTGGCAGAAAAATATAAAGATAAGTTCTTACATATCGGTGGTCAAAATCCATATGAAGTAAGAGACAAACAATTGAACGATGTTATTAAATCATCAAAGATTGTGGTGGGGGACAGTGTATCTGTTCCATACTACTGGTCTAATAGAATTTATGAAACCGTAGGACGAGGGGGATTTTTTCTTCATCCCGATGTCAAGGGTATAGATAAAGAATATGAAGTAGGATATCACTTTGATATATATAAAAACCTAGAAGAGTTGGGTTCTAAGATAGATTCTTATTTAAAGGATAGTAAGTTACGAAATAAAATATCCAAAGAAGGTATGAAACATACTCTTAAGAACCACACCCTCTTAAATAGAAGTAATCAAGTGGTAAATATAATCACCAAAGAATTAGAATCGAGGAGATGGTTTAATGGGAACGTCTGATAATGCACGAGTTGAACTAGATAGTTATGAATCACTCATTAAGAGTGCTCCCTTTGTTCCTGCCAATGTGGTTGAAATTGGTTCCCAAAATGGGTGGGATGCGGAAAGACTGGCAAATAAATTTAATATAGAAAACTCCGAAGTTTATATTATAGAAGCACATCCAGGTTTTTATCAATTTATCAAAACTCATTATCCTGATTATAACGTATTTAATTTGGCAGCCTCCAATGAAAATGATACCGTCATATTTAATGCTGGTAAGAACTTTGATGATGGAAGGTCTTCCTTTCTAGATAGGGATATATATGATTCGGATATCTTTACCAAGGTAAAAGTTAATAGCATAAGGATGGATAAATTAATTAAAGATAATAATATAAAACACATAGATATACTAAAAATAGATGTAGAAGGAGCCACGTATGAAGTGCTAGAAGGATTTGGTAATGAATTAAATATGGTTAAGTCTATACAATTAGAAGCTGAACTACAACCTTTATGGCCTGACGCTGTCTTGTGGGATGATATCAAAATATTCTTAGAAAAAAATAACTTTACTTGTTTCTGGACCCAAGATATAATAGGTCTTCAGATAGATTCCGTTTGGATAAATAATAAATATGAAATGTAAAGTAGGGTCTGTAGTAGTAGCCACCAATCAAGGACTTGGATATCTAATGTTAGATTTCTTTAAGAACAAAGTTATAGATAAAGTATTACTACAAGAATCACCGTGGTTCAAATCTAATCCCGAATGGTATGGTAAAGACCAAGTAGATTTGACATCACAAGAAAATTTTCCATACACTTCCACCCTAACTTCCAAAGAAAAGAAAAGAGTTGTTAGATTTCTCAAATCTATCGATTTATTATTATTCTTTGAAACACCCTTTAATTATGAAATCATAAAGATAGCCAATGAAATGAATGTAAAGTGCATTCTAATACCTATGTATGAGTGTACACTTTATCCTATAGAAGTAGATGCATATATAGCACCATCATTGCTCGATTTACAATATTACAATCGACTCTATCCCAACAAATTGAATAAGTTTATTAGAATTCCTGTTCCTAACGAAATAAAATGGAAAAGAAGAACACGAGCACGTACATTTGTACACAACAGTGGAAATGGTGGAGTATTGGGTCGTAATGGCACGGAAGAACTTATAGAAGCAATGGAATATGTCACATCCCCTATTGAATTAATCATAAGAAGTCAATCCAAAGATTATATAAATTACAATGATGACCATAGAATTAAAATAACAAAGAAACACATTCCATTTGCAGAGCTATGGGACAAAGGAGATGTATTTATTTTTCCTGAAAAATTCAATGGTCTCTCTCTCCCTATACAAGAAGCTTATGCAAGTGGGCTTTTAATTATGTCTGGTAATAGATTTCCCTTTAATGCGTGGCTTCCTCCTGAAGCTCTCATTCCTGTTCAATCCTATGATACTATATCAATAGTAAATATACCCATCCAGAGAGCTATTTATAATCCACGAGATATAGCGACTACAATCGACCAGTGGTATAATAAAGATATAGAAGATTATTCTATCGGTGGTAGAGAATGGGGAAAACAAAGTTCTTGGGATGCTTTGCGAAATGAATATCAATCATTTTTTGAGGAGGTTATTAATGAAAATATCAATCATTAAACCCCCTTCGGCTAATGTAGACCCGTGGATACCTGTTTTTAGAAAGAAAGGGGTAGAGGTCTTAGAAAATATAGTCGCAGAAGATTGTGATTTTATGGTGTGTGCTTCTCATAGTCAAATCAATATATTAGAACATTTCCATTCGCTGTATCCCGAAATTCCTATTATTAATTATAATTGGGACCTCTACGGATGGGTATGGAAACATCCACGGGGATATGATTGGACCAAATATGGTGAGTATCTAAAGAAAAGTAAAGAAATCTGGGTTCCTTCAGAAGAAGTTACATTAAGAACACAGGAATTCTTTGGACTTGGTACTCGATGTAAAATAATTAAATCATTCGCAAGATTTTTTGAATACGATGACATAAAAGATGAAAAATATATTCTGCAAGCGATGAGGAATTACACTGCGGATAAAAACTATGGATGGTTAAGAAGAGCGTGTACTGAATTAGACATCCCTTTGTATGAAAGCCAACATACCCTATCTGAACCTGAATTTCAGAAAGTCATAGCACACTGTTCTTTCCTATGCACAGAGTATTATGAAGCTTCTACGGGTGGTCTTACTTTACTAGAAGGGTATAGACTAGGTAAACCAGTTGTGGTAAGTGACTCTATTTATATGGGGGCACGGGATTACTTCGGTGATAAAGCCATTTATTTTAAAGATGATAGTTATGAACACTTCAAACAAACCATTGAAGATACGTGGACCAACCCCCCCATTTTAGACCGCGATGAATGTGTAAAATTTACAAATCAGTATAATGTAGAAGATATGGTAGACGAAATGATAGAGAGGTTAGAATGTCTAAAGTCTTCATAGCTACTTCCAGACCCATAGGACAGAAGTGTATTGAATGGGCAGAAAATAATATGCCTTATGGTTTTGAACTATGTGATACTATTGAAGAATCTGATATTGTTATATCAGTTTTATATGAAAAGTTATTTTCCCCAGAAATAATAAATCAAAAGAAGTGCTTTAATTTTCATCCCGGTTCATTACCGGAATACAGGGGGTCCGGTGCATTCAGTTGGGTAATAATAAACAATGAAAAGAAGTGTGGTATAACCCTACATCTTATAGATGATGGAATTGACGATGGTGATATCATAGAGATAAGGGAATTCTTAGTTACAAAAAATGACACTGCTTTATCTTTATTTAACAGGGGAACAGAAGTTATATATAGAATGTTTACAGAATGGTTTGGGGATTTATTAGTGGGTAATTATACGGCAGTGAAACAGCCCTCGGAGAATAACAGATTGTTTTTAAGAAAGGATTTACACAAGGCAAAGAACTTATCAAGATTTATCAAGGCGTTTTATTTTCCTTCCAAAGAATCAGCATATTATTATAATGCTATGGGACAAAAAATATACATTGACTACGATGCTTTTAAATAGAGAGATGGAGATATAAACCTATGCCACGAAATATAAAAAATGCAGATGTGTGTGTGATAGGGGGAGCTGGTTTTTTAGGCTCACACCTAGTGGATTACCTAATAGATAAAAGAAAATGTAGAGTATTGGTATTAGACAATCTAATTACTGGTCTTAAGAAACATATCCACGAAAAAGCAGAGTTTATATGGTATGATATTAGAGATGATGAAAACACTTTATCAGATATATTAAAGAATCGTTCCATAAAGTATGTTTTTAATTATGCTGCAGAGCCTTACATTCCAGAATGTTTTGAAAGACCAATGCATTTCTTTGATATTAATGCAAATGCAGTGTTGAAGGTATTAAATGCTTGTCAAAAGGCTAACATCAAAGCATTATTACAAGTATCTTCTGCAGAAATATATGGTGATATGACTGGTAAAACTAAGGAAAGTGACCCAATAACACCCCATTCTACTTACGGTGTTTCTAAGATGGCAGCTGATGGTCTTGTGCAGGTTCGATGGCGTGAAGCAGGGGTTCCTGCTATTGCTATGAGGCAATTTAATTGTGTGGGTGAAAGGGAGACACACGCCTATGTCATCCCCGAAATTATTTCACAGTTATCTGAAATATTCGATTCGGGAAATTTGTTTCCCGATAATGAAAAATTACCTATTCTTAAATTAGGAAACAATTCCTTTAGGGATTTCCAATACGCAGGTGACGCTGTTAGGATGGCGGTTGATTTGTTAGAGAACGGAGAGTTCGGAGAAGTTTACAATATGGGTAGTGAAGAGGGCGTACAGATTTATGATTTAGCAGAAATGATTGGAAAGGTAATGGGGTATAGGGGGGTTAACATTGCCGTAGATAAGAAAAGGGTTAGACCTTGGGAAATTTGGCACTTACAATCAGATAATACAAAACTATATAGTGTTATTAAAACACGACCAGAAGTATCATTGAAAGAAGCTCTCAAAAGAACTGTTGATTATTTCCATAATAATCAATGTCAGTGGGATTGGTAATGGGCGAAAAACGTAATCTCTATGACGACAAAGAATTCTGGGTAGGCCGAGTAAACGATGCAAAAGCACGACAAGACCCTTTTTATTCTATATACAAGTCTGGTCCTGTGGTGTGGGGTGAAATCATTAAGAATAGATTGTCCATAATTGCAGAAAAGATACCAACAGGAAGTAGAGTATTAGATGCTGGTTGTGCATTTGGATGGCTTGCGACCGTTCTTCCTTATATGCAAGCGATAAAATATACAGGTATTGACCACACTCCCGCATTAATAGATTATGGAAAAGAACTTTATCCTAGAGTCAATCTAATTGAAGCGCCCTTACAAGAACTTCCTTTCGATAATGATTCCTTTGATTGGGTTGTATGTTCTTGTGTTAAACACGGTATTGTTGAAAATGAAGAGAATGGTCTTATTGAAAAGGGACGATGGAAACAAATTGAATCTGAATTTATGAGAGTATCAGAAAATGCTATTGTCTGGCCCAGTTATTCAATGGACTATGAAATGGTTACAAGGAAATGAAATGCACTATTTAGAATTAGAAAAAGAATTTGCTAAATTTGTTGGAACCAAGGGATGTGTTACTGTTAATACAGGAACTGCAGCTCTTCATACTGCGCTGGAAGCACTTAATTTACCACCTGATAGTAAGATATTAGTACCAGATTTTACTATGTATGCAACAGCTTTAGCTGTTTATTATGCTCGTCTACATCCTGTTTTCGTAGATTGTGATGCTGATTTATTAATAGATTTAGATAAAGCAGAAAGCTTAATTGATGAAAGAACAAGGGTTCTAATGGTCACTCATATTTATGGAAGAATAGTTGATATGGATAGAGTAATGCAACTTGCCAAAAAATATAATTTAAGGGTTATAGAAGATGCGTGTGAAGCACACGGTGCTACGTGGAATGGTAAGCCTGTAGGGTCTTTTGATATAGGATGCTTTTCATTCTATAGAAATAAGATTGTTCACGGGGAAGAAGGGGGAGCTATCACTTCGGATGACACAGACCTTTTGAAAATAGCTGCTGATATGAAATCTATGTCATTTGGGGAATCCCATAATTTTTTTCATTCACAGATAGGTTTTAATTATAGAATGACAAATTCACAGGCTGCGATGATTTTAGATTCCCTCCACGAAGTGCGGGATAACTTAAAAAAACGCCAAGAAATAACAAGTAAATTCAATTCATTGTTTAATAAGAAATTTCAAATGCCTGATAATCGAGATGTAGTTTGGGTCTATGACCTTTACCATCCCCGTGCTGATACTGTAATTAAAAGACTTAAAGATGTTGGTATTATCGCTCGACATTCTTTTAAACCAATGTCATCAATGCCACTGTTCTCGTATCATAAAGTAAATGAAAATGCTTATCTAAAATCAAACGAAGTTTTTTATTTGGACATCGATGTCTCGTGGGATGACAAAACAATAACACAAATCTATGAAACAACAGCTACGATAATGGAGGAAGAATTGTGAATATAATTGAATATGCACGAAGCAATAGACCCTTTATGTGGTCTTACGAAGAATATTTATATTCCCGACTGGAACCAGTAGGTAATCCTTTCGTTAATAACTGTGAAGAATACTTGGGACGCAACACTTCTTACTTTGTTTTTGAAGAAAAAGGTTCTAACTACGCAGTGATGTTAGAGGCATCTGATGGTGCAGGATTTAGAAAGGGATGCCACTGTGTAAAGAAGGAGGTATGGCAAGAAATCTTAGATAGAAACGATGTCAAAGATTTTATAGTATTTAAAATGCAATGGGGTAAAGAAGATATTTTTAATCGATACTTTGCATTCCCAGATAAAACCCATCCCCTTGGTTATTTTACTGACTATCCTATGCAAACATATCAATATAATGAACGCAACAAATATAATGCACTGTTAAAAAAGAAGGATATTGATTTCTTCTGGGCAGGTACTGTAAATTATACTTTAGCAAAAGACAAGTGGCCTGAAGATATAGATATAAATTATTGGGCTAGTCGGTCACGCGTAGAAGGATACAAAGCACTAAAGAGGGTCGAGGAAAAACATCCAGAATGGAACATTGTTATCTCTGATAAACCTGCTTTTCCTAAACTAGAATACTTAGATTTAGTAATGCGTTCTAAAATCTGTTTAGAATTACCCGGCATAGGATGGTTCACGACACGATTCTTTGAAAACCTGATGTTAGGTAAATGTATAATGGGTAGAAGATTACCCCATCGTTTACCATACGAATTAAAGGAAGATGTACATTACCTTTCGATAGGGGATGACTACGAAAATCTAGAAGAATGTATGAAAAAATACATAAATGATGGTGCCAAGATACTAGAGATAGAAAAGAATGTTAAAGATTTACAAGGATATTTAACTCACGAATATGCATATGATAAGATGACCGAACTTATATATAATATGGTGGTATCCTACAATTTATGAAACTCTATCCACACGAAAAGATTGGAATACTGGGATACGGAGAAGTAGGACGGGCAGTTGCTCAATTCTATGAAGAACCATTAATAAAAGATATAACACGAGAGGATGGATTATTTAACTTGGACGTCCTCAATGTTTGCATTCCTTTTGAAGATAAAGAAGGTTTTTGTAAGATAGTTATTGATGAAATAAAACAGAGTAAGGCATCTCTTACTATTATCCATTCGACGGTTTCGCCCGGTACAACCCGCTATATAAAGGAAAACATTCCCGAGGAATATGAAGTAGCCCATTCTCCAGTACGAGGCATTCATCCTTTCTTATACGAAGGGCTGAAAACATTTGTGAAATATGTCTCTTCACCTACCAACAGGGGATTGGCTCACGCAATTGTTCATCTTCAATGTATTGGTTATAATGTTAAGCATATGGATAAACCTGAAACCTCTGAATTAGCCAAGTTATTAAGCACTACCTATTATGGTATGTGTATTGCGTGGACTGGCGAAATGAAAAAGTTTTGTGATGAAGTAGGAGTTGATTTTAATGAAGCGGTAAGAATGTGGAATGAAACATACAATGAAGGATACACAGAATTAGGCCATCCTAATTTTGCAAGACCAATTCTATATTCTCCTGATGGACCCATTGGAGGTCACTGTGTAACATCTAATGCTAGGTTATTAGAAAAAATCAAAGACAGTACAGCGTTGGAATTGATTAAAGAATATTCCTAACATTACCTTTAAGTAGAAAGACACCTATAGATTTTTATGTTCAAAAATACAGTCGCAGAATTCATTTATAAGAGGACTTACTCTCGCTGGATGGAAGAAAAGGGACGGCGTGAAGAATGGCCCGAAACCATAGAACGATATATCACTTTTTTAAATTCAAAAATTGACGATATTCCTCCCAAGACTCTTCGAAAAATCAGACAGTATATGTTAGAATTTGCCGTGATGCCGTCGATGAGGATGCTGTGGGCAGCTGGTGACGCAGCGGAAAAGGATAACACTTGTATCTACAATTGTTCATTCGCAAAAATCAATTGTATTGAAGCCTTTGCAGAGTGTCTTCACATCCTGATGTGTGGGACGGGTTTCGGTTTCTCAGTTACCCAAGAAGATGTGGACCAACTTCCCGAAGTACCGGAAGGTATACAATCAGGACAGAACAAACCTAAAATTATTATTGATGATTCGCGAGAAGGATGGGCAGATTCAGTTAAGATTTTACTCACCCAACTATATGATAGACAGAATATTTATTTTGATTATTCTGAACTTCGACCCGAGGGGGCACGATTGTCCACGATGGGAGGACGGTCATCAGGACCGCAACCACTTATCAAATTGCACGATTTCGTCAGGGAAACCCTTCATAACGCGCAAGGACGACAACTCACTACCGTAGAGGTTCACGATATCATTACTCAGATTGCAGAAATTGTGGTCTCGGGAGGAGTGCGTCGCAGCAGTGAAATCTCCTTATCTGATTTAGATGATGAAGAGATGCGTCACGCAAAGGACTGGCCTTTCCCTATTCGCAGGGCAATGGCAAATAATTCTGCTATTTATCTTCAACGGCCCGCTGCTCCTGATTTCTTAAAAGAATGGGGCGCCTTAGCAAAATCGGGCACCGGAGAACGGGGTCTCTTTAATTTAGAAGCTGCTCGAGCACGTGCTCCTGCTCGTAGATATGCACCGCTTATTGCTGGCACCAACCCTTGTGGTGAAATAATGTTACGTGATATGGAATTCTGTAACCTCTCAGAGGTAGTTGTAAGGGAAGATGATAACCTAGATACACTTCTTGATAAAGTAGAAACAGCTACTTGGATGGGTGTTTTGCAGTCCACTTTCGTAACCTTTCCTTATCTCCGGTCCAAATGGGCTAAAAATTGTGCCATAGAACGTCTTTTAGGGGTCAGTCTTACAGGTCAGATGGATAACCCCTCCTTGATGCACTCGGAGTGTTTAAAGGCCCTTAAAATGCGAGCAATACGCATTGCTCGTAAAGGTGCTACCCAGCTTGGCATAAACGTACCCGTAGCAGTTACCTGTGTTAAGCCTAGTGGTACTGTTTCTCAGCTAGTGGATTCTGCTAGCGGATGTCATCCTAGATATGCTAAGCATTATATACGGAGGTATCGAATCGCAGCCAGTGACCCATTATTTAGGATGTTAAAAGATGTGGGTGTGCCGTGTAATCCTGAAAATGAACAGACTGCTAAGACAGCAACCACGTGGGTGTTCGAATTTCCAGTTCAATCACCCGAAGGGTGTATCACACGCAAAGATATTTCTGCACTAGAACAACTCAAACACTATAAAAATCTTCAGATAAACTGGTGTGAACATAATGCAAGTATGACAGTATATGTCAAAGACGAAGAATGGTTCGAGGTAGGGAACTGGGTCTATAAGAACTGGGATATCATCAATGGAGTATCTTTCCTACCCTTCGATGGGGGACACTACGAATTGGCACCTTATGAGGAAATTGACCATTATACTTACGAAACCCTTATAAAGAAATTCCCCGATATTGATTATAGCAAGCTTTCCGAGTATGAGCTTCAGGACGAAACTGACGGTTCTCGGGAATATGCTTGCACATCGGACAAGTGTGATATTTAAATGGAAGAAGACGTAACTGGACAGCCTCGTAAAATGGGAAGATATGGTAATACCAATGGATGGCAAATGGATGCTCCCACCGCATTTACCTCAGTAGAAATAGATACTAGATATCTTGAAATAACAGGACGTGAAAGATTTAAGTATGGTAGTTACACTCCCGGCGCTGGAGTTGTTTATAGAACACTTGTTCCTAACAACAGCGAATGTCAAGGAGCAGGACCTGGTGTAAGTCCCGGTCGTAAGATAGGGTCTTCTGATGCAGATTATCTAGCATCAACTTAACTTGTTGTTCTAAAAAATTCAGATAAGAGAGGTGGCCTCTTGTTTATATATAATCTTAATCTAAATGAATTAGGTCCAAAAGAGATTGTTTTGCCTACTACTCTGAAATTACCATTGATTCCTGTTTCATCATCAGTAATAAAAATTACATCATTTTCTTTTAGATAAACCCCTTCGAATGTATTTAATGTATATTCATACTTAGCCAATGTATTAGCTCTAAAAATTTTCTGAGCAAAATTAAAACACTCTGCTTTACTTTTTAATTTTTTATTAGTAACTTCTAAGAAATGGTCTCCATAAGCTGTAACAGCTGAATTGTGAGTAAAAGTGGCGCTACTATTTTTACCTTGTACTATTATGGTAGTAGGAAGATGTTTCTCTTTGGCTCCAAAAGATATCATATTTTTATCATAACTATAAAATTTAACTGGAGTGGCAGTTTCAATATCTGCCTCTGTTTCTAATCTTAATTGAGCCTTGGTTCCATCATCTCTTACTATTATAACATTTTGCAAAGGTAACTCTTCATTTGATAAGTTAACTGCTTCCGTTATGTAAGATAATATTTCTTCTAATATAACTACTATCCCCCGTGGATTATCATTCATTATAACAGGAGAGGTATCTCCTATGAAATCTGTCCCTACCACATCTTGAAGATTAGCCATTTTAATCAGCTTAACGATAGAAGCGCCTGCTGATAAACCATCTATATTATTGTAATGGTCTAATACAACTCTTGCTCTTTGATTTCCTGTTAACAATCCCAAAGCATCTAAGGCTCTTATCTTAATACTATTATTATTATTAATAACATTATTAATAACACGTCCTCTAAAAATAGGTAATCCATCCCCTTCTTGAAAAAATACAGTCACTTCTTTATTCCAGTATTTTCTATAATTGCTATCTCCCAAAGGAATTATAAAATTTAATTCTGCAGCAGTGTTTCCTCCCCGCTCCTTAAGGGATGCCTGTGTAAATTCTACAGATTTACCATCAAGAAATATCTCACTCGAAGCCTTTGTCATTAGCTGAACCCCCTAATGGTTCTATATCCGACATCAATATTCCGTTTCCATCAATCAAACAGATTTCTTCAACTATCATTGTAAACGAAAAGGGTTTGCTGGCTCTCTTCCCGCCAAGCTGGTGAGTCTCCATTACACCATTAATGTATCCAAAGAACCTGACATACGTGCCATCTTTCTGTTGCTCATCCCACATTACTCTTATACTTTCAGCTTCTATACGTTTGAGTAAACGTAATGTATCATATGTAGTATAATCTGCACTAAACCGTGTAAAATTTGATTCATCTCCCAATGCATTTCCTCCAAAACTAATACTTTGAATAGGAGTTCCAGTTCGTCTAATAAAAACTTTACCGCCCTTACTTATAGTCTGGTAATAGGTACCCGCATATGATACACTTACATCACTCGTAAGAGCTATATATGATAAATCATAAGCAGTGTTATCTTCTTGAATTACAACTTGAGAAGACGTATTGTTAAAAGGTAAAGCATCCCATAATTCTGTACCGGGCTGACTACCAGCGGCACTGTACGCTGCACCATCCGAGAAGTGATTGCCCATTAAGACTATCTTTAAAGGATAGACATCTATAAAATTATTTGCCATCTCGTTCAACATCGTACTAGAAGAAAATACATAACTAAAAGGATAAACAGTGGCATTAGCATTTGGGACATTCCCAGCATACCCTGCCAAACGAGTTGCCTTGGGAGCCCCATCAAAGACATCATAGATATTTACCACACGCATTGTTCCATTCATTGCCGTGCTTCCTGAGGTCGCAACCACGGGATTTAATGTTCCTGATACCAAATATAAACGGTCAGAGACAGTATTACTAGAAGCTACCCAGAATACTTTATCATCTGCTGGAGCTCCGTCAAATTCAAAAACGTGTTGGTATTTACCTATTTGTTCATCCGTATATGCACTTAGGTTAGAAGTACTAATAATATATTCACCAAACGGAGCCTTACTTTGCCACCCAAAGGAAGTTCCGGTAATTGGTTTACTATAAATATCCACTCCGGCACCGGCTCCCGGAATTGCATTACCAGGAGTTATTCCTCCTGTTAAACCAGATGCAGAAATCTGAGCCCAGTCATTGGGCATTTCAAATTCAATAAAACCAGGTTTAGTTAAAGTATCTTCATAGGTTATATATTTACTATTAGAAGTATCTTTCAACTGTCGAGAGACCTTGGTTGTATCCTTGAAATTAACAGGAACCCATTCAGCACGCTGAGTAAATTTATCATCAAAAACCTTATCATATATTTTCAAATAATAAACTCCTGCTATTTTATTGCCTGATGTACTTGTAGTTAAATTGGACATCAATTCCTTTGCATAGGGAGTAGTATTGAAAAATATCTTATTGGTTTTCACATCGTTAGCCAAAATCAAATATTCAGAAGTATTTCGAGGATTATTTTCTGGGTCCAGAAACGACATCGTATTCCAACCACTAACATTGATAGGATAGTTGGGAGTATTATAATATGCCCCGCTTGTATAAACACCTGTCTGGTTTGTCGCCTGCATATCTAAAAACCAATCATTAGCTAAATCGGTATCTATAACAGGAGTAATGCGATAAACTGCCTTGAATGTATCCAACGTACTCGTGTCAGGAGCTGTCGTAGCACACGTTAGCCTAGAAAGATGATACTGTTCATAAAATTGATTAAAATCATTAAGAGGAAACTGGTCTCGGATAAAAGCGTAAGTATCAGAACCAGTTGGGTTATATAATCGTGCCGTCCCTGTAGCAAATCCTACACTACCACTTCCTCCCGTTCCTATCGTAAGATGTCCCTTCAATCCTTGAGGTCTAGTATAATATGTATATCCCACGTCCTTTAACGTATCAGAAGTCTTGGTGGTATCAGTTAAATCAGTACTTGACGTAGCTTGCCATTGTTTAATTGGATTCCAGAACACCTTTCCATTATCAAATTTATATGTAGATAAAGAAGTATTTGATGCCTTGGCGCGGCTTTGGGAAAAATCAAGTGTAACTGTCCTATCGCTTGCCTTTTTAATAGGGTCTCCACTTGAAACATAGGTAATGGGGTACCAATAATCGTCATCTCCCTTTGCTATCAGAAATACCTTAAGTCTATTAAAATCATTTCGAGCAATATTGCTATCGCTTTCTATCCATTTGGGGGTGATAAGCTTGATTTCCAAAATCTCTATCTGTCTTGGTAGTTGAGCAGTAGTAGCAGTTACCAAAGCTGTATTATTATCAGCAGATTCCAATGTCACATCTTGAATTACTTCTTTCACAATTCGTTCATAACCTATGGCGGAAGTATCACTACCAGCTACCGTGGTATAAGTGGGAACAGCATCAACATACTGAACTTTAATTTGAAGTGTTTTGGATACTATAAGGGAGGAAGAAGATATTAAAGGAGGAATAAAGATGAATGTTTGCTTCGGACCTTCTGCGAAAATACTGTTATCTATACCACTCTTTACCACTTTGTTCTCTATTTTAAGGGTAGAAAGAGGATTTCCATCACTAATGGTTATACCTGTAATCCCTGTAACTTGCTCTTGTGGCTCTGGTATAGTACTGGGGGATTTACTATTATCATAAAAATATTTAGACAAAAATCCTGTGCTATTTATGGTGCGTATCACAGGATAGAAAGTCCCTGTTTTAGTATATGTATGAGTTAATGCAATACTATTGGAATCAGTTTCTAATTCCTTCCATTGGTATATGGCATTTTCAAGACTGTTATCTTCACCGTCGTCCCAATCTACATAGACCCATTTCACATCATTATCATTAAAAGTCATAGTCCCTGTAACTTCGGTATAGACTTCTGCACTAGCTGGACTCCAAGTTAAGCTCATACTCCTGTCACCTTCCACGCAGTTAGATTACTTTCTGCCACTTGAGTAGGAGATGCTCCTCTTATGTTATGATAATCAAAGAGGAACATCTTTGCATTATAGAAATTAGATGCACTCCCTGACAAATCTGCCAATTGTTTAGTAGGCAATTGATAAATTAAAGTATTTGATGGAACATAAGCACATCGGGTATGAAAAGTAATTTCTTCAATGAACCCCGAATATGCAGCTCCACTAGCTGGTCCCTCCGCTCCTATCCAAAGTTGTCCACTTGTAGTAAAATTTGTGGTATAATCTGCCGTATCTTCTAGTTTTCCATTTACAAATAACTTCAGATTATTGTTATCTAATGATTTATCATAGGTGACTACCACAGCAAGAGGCTGATTACCATCACATTCATAGGCCGTGGTGCTTGTTAGCTGAGTGCTTCCTGCTAGACCCACCAAAATTCTATTGGAAGCATTCAGTGTTATTTTAAATGCATCGACACCACCACCCCCCGTTCCCGAAAGATGGATAGGAACCTGCCGAACAGCTCCTGTAGTAGGCTTTAAATGACACGTAAATGTAAATTGTGTTGCTGCACCTTTTGGATATACTTCAAGATTATCAGCTCTCATAACGTTACCATCGAATTTAGAGCCATATCCTTGGAATCCCTCAATATCTGCAAAATTACTTCCCTGTATACCGCGCTTGTTAGTATTAGTTATAAAATTAGCAGGTGTCTCATAAAAATAAGCACTTCCTCCCGAAGTAGTGCCACCATCTGCAGGAGGATTATTCATAGGTGCAATAAAATTAGCTGTATGATATTTGTTTTCGATTAAGTCTGTATCTACCCACAACATTCTATACCACGGTTTTTCATCAGCTTCCTCTTCCCACGTGAAAATGACATTGGCGGCTGTACTATTGGCATCCTCATTAATATCAGTACTGTTAAGTAAATCTACCGAGGGAGATACCATTAGATTAGATACAACAGGAAGAGTAGTTTCAATCCCATATACCATATCTAACTTGCGCTCAAATCCCAGACCACCAGTACTATCATCATCCGTACGGAATGATATATCTATAGTTTCATCACTTGTCGCCAATTCATCATAAGTAGACATAAAAAGGAACGGGAAACGAGACCCGTACTTAACTCCCTTTCCCTGCGCTCTCACATATTTACTGAAATCTAGATAATTATGAAATGTAGTAATATAATCATCAGCAAAGAATCCTGCAGCTGGAGCCACTTCGCTAGATTGACCATATCCATAGTTATTACCCAATTCAAGCATTGTGGGTATCTCTGACTTGGCTGTTCTCTCCCAACTCCAAGTATTGATATTTGCGCCGTCATTATATAGATATTCGTTATAAGTAGAACCAGCAGTTCCAGTTCCCGCTGTTCTTACGGATGCTGAATAGGTCTTTATAGGATTATTCAGTATCATACTACCCGATAGGTCATAATCTATACCTGTATAATTAGCCGCCCACCTTCCCCACTGTCCAGCAGTAGTGACGACTCCTGTTTGATTATCCTGCTGAGCATTCATCATATGAAGCCAAATCCAGTACTTCTTAGGACTGATAACTATCTTAGTAGCATAATTATTACTTCCAGAGATGCTAAATACTCCTAAAGGATTATCATACAAATCAGTTAATATAGAACGGTTGAACTTAATAATATTACCTCGGGGAGCTTCTGTCATATAAAGCTCAGTTGCATCAGTGTATCCCTTTCCAAATTTATTCTTCTTCAAATCATTATAACTCTGTCCAGGTATAAGTACTACAAATCGAGTACCAGAAGCTGTCCCGTAAGGAACATCAAAAATCTCGGGTTTATCTACTTCCACAGTAGTCCCGTCTTCGCTGATTCTTATAGTATGTGCTTTGACAAAGGGATTCTCGCGGGAAACCCACGGATTACCCCCTGCAGAAGGCCACGCTGTTCCACTTGTGACCTTTA